GACCTTCTGCTTACAAGGCAGTTGCTCTACCATCTGAGCTAAGGCGGCATTGGTCTCCCCGGTAGGATTCGAACCTACGACATTCTGGACCCAAACCAGACGCGCTGACCTGACTGCGCTACAGGGAGATTGTGGGGTAGAGGGATGTCCTTAATCGCCATCTTCGACTCAAGCCCCTGATACTAGGGCGAGTCATACAAACCCACCCAATCAGATGATTGGTGTATAGGTCGTATTCGGCTGGCGACTCATTTTTTCCATGGTTCGAAGCTTATCAGATGTGAATTCAGATAGGCAAGTTCTTTTTTGGAGGATTCACCCGATATGGTCTTATCTCTGTCGGAGGGCCTAGGATCCCGAGACATCAGATACATACAAGATGAATCCACCAAAAAAGAAGAGAATGGCGGAAGAGGTAGGATTCGAACCCACGGAACCTTTCGGTCCTTCAGTTTTCAAGACTGCTGCCTTAAGCCACTCGGCCACTCTTCCGTTTTGGAGCGGGTAACGAGAATCGAACTCGTTCTACTCAGGGCTTGGAAGGCCCGACGCATACCATATGCTCACCCGCAATCTGGTGGACCTGTAGGGAGTTGAACCCTCACAACCTCCGTGCAAAGGAGATCACCTTCCCGAAGGACAAGCCCGAATCTTGGTGACAGTGGGATGGATTCGAACCATCGACAATGAGGTTATGAGCCTCCTGCTCTACCGCTGAGCTACCCTGTCAAAAGCGCCTATAGAATGAAAAAGACCCCAAATCAAGGGGGCCTTTTCCAAGATAAGGAGTCACCTCCTTTCTTTGCCTGTGGCACACCTAATTATATCCCACACTCTCTTACATCTACAAGAGAGGTAGTTAGACAAAAACCAAAAAAGACAAGGTAGGAAAGGTTTCCATTGATCTTTCCTGAGGTAAAATGTAATGGGGGTTTTGGATCTTTCCCTCAAAAGGATGGAAAAATGGCCGTATCCATGACAACTTTGACTGGTCCTATCTATCTTCCAGATGGAAGTACTCCTTTGGGGGGTAGAGTGTCCCTTGAGCTTTCTTCATGGGATCGAGAAGCTGGGGAAGCTTTGCTTATCTCAGGTCCGATTTATGAAACCATTGATGAAAATGGTCAGTTTTCTCTGTCAGTCTTTACAACGACAGAGGGAGAAAATGGTGTTCACTATAAAATGTTCGTTATCTGGGAAGACTCTACTCTCTCAGAGAGCTACGTTAACGGCATCTATGTTGGAACACCAACTCCCCATTATACCAAGAAGTACATTGGTTCTTTCTCCTTGTCTGGTGATGGACCCTTTAAGGTGTCCGATCTGAATATCGTTTCAGAACTGACTGCGAATTCCTTTGATGTGTATTTGGAGTGTCAGGCGTATGCTGCAAATGCGGCTACAAGTGTTGATCTTGCTGCACAAATTGCCTCTGACTCTGAAGCAAGTGCCGTAGCAGCAGCATCAAGTGCAGCAGCTTTGGTCGCCCAAAATAGACTTGCTGCTGTAGATCTTGCCACAACGACAAACATTGCTCTGACGGGTAGTCAGACGATTGATGGTGTTGTCTCTTCAACAAAAAGAATTTTGGTCAAAGATCAAACCAACCCCACGGAGAACGGTATATATGTTGCGTCTGCTGGTGCTTGGACTAGGGCATCGGATGCTGATACGTCAATTAAGGTGGCGTACGCTTACGTTGGTGTGATCAGTGGATTGACCAATAGTGGGAAACATTTTCAAGTTGTAAATGCACCAATTCTTGGAACTGGTCCAATTGTATTTAGACGGCTTGGGGAGGTTGCTGATGTCATCTCTGCTGTTGCAGTAGAGACTGCTGCACGAACTGAAGTGATCAATGATATGACAACTTCTGGTCCTTTCACTTCAGCCAGTATTGATAGTCATGGGTATGTTTTCCGCATTGAGTGGTCAGAAGGAGACGTATCTTTTCCAAATATCCAATCAACGTCAGATACCTCACTTACAGTGAATTTTGCCAATCTGGATTCAGATGGGTATGCTCTCTCTGGAGAGCTTCAATGGTTTGATGGTACAAATTGGCCCACCACATATCAACAAAACAGTCAAATGCCTCTTGGGGATCTTTTGATCAAAGCTGGGTACGGTCAATCTGTTTCAACTGGGTCAGGTGAAGGAGGGTTGTCTATTACTCCGATTGCTGGTCTCAGAATGTTTGCAGAAGGCGATTGGTTGGATGATGCTGGCTGGGCAGCACCACCAACGTTCTCTACAGTTGTTTCACACGTTTCCGCCTCTGATAGGGAACCATGGGCAAGAGGGAGTGCAGAGTCCCAAGCGCAGTTCTACTTTAGTCTGATGAATCATGACTTGAAATCTGGTGGGGGTATTCTCTCTCTTAATGTTGCCAGAGGCGAGAAGACTGCTCTGGAATTGTCAGAGGGCGGTCTATACTTTAGTCGTTTTGAAGCGTTCCTCACGGCAGCAGCAAATTACGCTGTCTCAAATGGCTTTGCTCCATCTATTGGTCCACTTCCTTTCGTCCATGGGGAAGCTGATATTTCTTCAGGCACATCAGGAATTGGCTACATTGAGCAAGTAGAAACTGGCATTAGGTTGCCCTATGAGGCAGTCGTTCAAGCTACAATTGATCCAACATACCAATGCACAATGATGCTTACACAAGTAGCCAGTGCGGCTTACTACAACCGACATGACAGTGAAATCGCTCTTGCTCAACTTCGCATGTGCATGGAACGCCCAGATCGGTATGCTTTTGCTGGCCCAATGTACCAATACTTGTATGGGGGTCTTGGTGGTGCTGGGTCACACCTCAATGGTGCAGTTGAAAATAAATGGGCAGCAGCAATGATGGGTAGGGCTGAAGCTTACATTCTTGCACACAAACCTGTCCCATACATCAAACCCTTGACAGCCTCAAAACGAGGAAAACGTTCTGTGGTTGTGTCCTTTGATGTGCCTACGTCTCCATTGGTTATGGATTCAGTTTCAGTCTCGGATCCAGGAAATATGGGGTTTAAGCTCTTTAGGTTGGATACTGGGGTCGAGCTTGGTATCTCCTCTGTTTCTGTTGTGGGAGGTACAAATGTGAAGATCGTTACAGACTCAAACCTACCTGCAAGCAAAATCCGTGTGGCTTATGCTCAACACGGCGGAGTGTACGATGACGCGGATGCAGACTCGTTTGGCAGTGTGACAGGCCGTCTGACTGGTAATCGTGGGTGTCTGCGAGACAGCACATCTGACGCCTTCGTTATAAGTGGTGTATCAAAACCGCTTTGGCATTGGACCCCCATCTTCGAATTGAACACAGGAGCATAATATGCCGTTCACAACTACAGTTTTTGGTGCAGTAGCCCCTAGAGGATCAGACGGAATCTACATTGGACCCGGAGGGAGAATGTTGTTTCCTACTTTTGATCATGCCCTAGTGGCTGCTGGGACTCTTGGAAGTGGTCATCCAATGGCCCCTGATTATGATTATGCTTTGCATCGTCGAGGGCTTCCTACCCCCCATGGTCAACATAAAATTATTGGAAACATGGAATCAGAGGTTGGGTATGCTTTGCCAGATGCAACCAACTATGTTGAAACCGCGATCAGTGATCGGTATTTGATTACTGATAGTGGAAATGGTCGCACAAACCAATTTACCATGGCTGCGGTAATCAACCGCACTGGGTTGATTCCAGGAGAGATTATTGGAAACCTTCAAACCAGTGCAATCTCTTCACAACGTATTGGTGTGTCAACAGCAGGTACACTGACTCTTGCATGTGACAATGCAAGTGAGACTTCCTCTTCCATCACTCTGTCTTCATCAGGCAGCACTACAAGTGATCAGTGGGAATTTGTCGCTGGACGTGTCAATGGTTTGTCTGCAAAACTTTTCAGGAGAAATGCAGCACAAAACGTCTTTGTGACATCTACAGGAACACTCACTCTTTCTGCTCTTGGATGGAGTGGCAATGCAATTAGAGTGGGTTGTACTCGACAACCTACACCTACAAACGTGGGTGGGGTTAAAATTGCAGCATGGGCGGTTTATGATAAATCTTTGTCTGATGATGAAGTCAGCACAGTGTATGACAGAATCAAAACCTACCTTGCAAGTATGAGTAACCCTATCTTGATCTAAAGATCTGGTTAGTTTTCCTAGTGAGTCCGGGAAATCGGACTCATTTTCTTTTCTTTTTTTACTCAAAAGAGCTTACCTAAATTTGTATAAAGATGCGGGATACAGTAGGTACGTTTGAGGCGTTAAGGAAAACAAGAAATGCTGACACTCTCACAAGTTCAACAGGCTCTACCCCCCGGAAACCGTAACAACGTCACCCAAGATATGGTGAATCAGTTGAATGCGCTGTCCAAGGATCCAGAGGAAGCACGATACATTCGGGAGAACTTCATTTCGTTCTCTCAAGTCCTCATGGAAGGCAAGTTCAGGCTTGGAGATTACGTCCAAGCCATCATGTATGTCAGCTACAAGGTCATGGGAAAGACCAACCAAGATGCCTACAAGGCAACTTTCCCTGATCGTTATGCTGCGATGGTTGCTGCTGGGAAACCCCAGAAAGATATTGCTTCCATCATCACGGCTTACAACAAGGGTGTTCTCGTTACCAAGATTATGGAACGAGCCATCATCCCTACTTGGATCCTGAATCAGGACATGTTCCAAGCTGCTCTTCAGACCCAGTTTGAGATCATGACAGATCCTGACATCAACCCAAGGGACAGAACAGCAGCAGCGAACAGTCTTCTGACTCACCTCAAGAAACCTGATGTTCACAAGTCTGAACTGAAGATCGACATTGCTGTGAACGACGGGATGCAAGCTCTGGAAGAGAGCCTCCGTCGTATGAGTCAAGCTCAACTGAATCTGATTGAGCATCATCCTGATGTCACTGCTCAGGACATTGCTGCCATGCCTATGAAAGTGATCAATCCATGATCAACCTAGATGAAGAGTTTCAGAAGCGGAAGACGGTTGATGACTACCTCAATGAGGTAGACTTCGGCATTCTCAACCGTAGTGGGGGATATGTCCCCAGTGAATTTTCCCTTCAGTTTCTGAATTTCATCAAGCTGGTGAATGGGAACAGAGGAGAGGAAAACAAGACTCCAGTCATGCACTTGGTCATGTTGGACAAGCTTCAAACCAAGGATGAGAAGATTGCCAACCTCTGTGCCCGAGGCACAGCGAAAACGACACTCTTCATGGAGTATTTCACACTTTATTTGAGCGTCTTTGGAAGGCTTCCCAATTTTGGGGAAGTCTCAGGTATGCTCTACATCTCAGACTCCATGGATAACGGTGTAAAGTCGGCACGCAACTCCATCGAATTCCGATATAACAACTCAGAATTCATGCAGTATTGGGTGCCTGAAGCTCGCTTCACAGAGAACTACTTGGAGTTCAAAAACCGTCGTGGCCACATGTTTGGGGTCAAGATGTTCGGTGCCAAGTCAGGTATCCGGGGGACAAAGATCTTCAACCAACGTCCTGTGATCGCTGTCATGGATGACTTGGTTTCTGATGCTGACTCGAAGTCTCAGACTGCCATGCAGGCCATCAAGGATACCGTTTACTCTGGTGTTCAGTATGCTCTGCACCCGACAAGACGGAAGATGATCCTGAATGGGACTCCGTTCAACAAGACTGACATCGTGTATGAAGCTATCGAGTCAGGTGCTTGGAAGGTCAACGTTTGGCCTATCTGTGAAGAGTTCCCCTGCAAGAGAGAAGACTTTCGGGGAGCTTGGGAAGATCGCTTTACTTACGATTATGTGAAGACCCAATATGATTCTGCTCTGAAAGAAGGAAACCTGAAGTCCTTCTATCAGGAACTCATGCTCCGAATCACCAATGATGAGTCTCGTCTGGTTCAGGATTCTGACATCGGTTGGACCTCTCGTCAGGAGATTCTGAAGAACAAGCAGAACTACAACTTCTACATCACCACTGACTTTGCCACCTCATCGAAGCAGACCGCTGACTTTGCTGTGATCTCTGTGTGGGCCTATTCGAAACAAGGTGAGTGGATCTGGGTTGATGGAATTGTTGAACGTCAGAGCATGACTCAGACGATCAATGATCTCTTCCGTCTAGCAGAAGAGTATCAACCTCAAGGGGTTGGAGTCGAAATCACAGGCCAACAGCAAGGCTTTGTGGACTGGCTCATGATGGAGATGAACACCAGAGAGAAATACTTCAACTTGACCCATCACAATGGTCATCCGGGGATCCGTCCAGCTACTGACAAGCTGGCTCGGTTCAACTTGGTTGTTCCTCTGTTCAAAGCTGGGAAGATCAAGTTTGCCGAAGAGATGAAGTCATCTCGTGTTCTGGGTCTCTTCATTGAGCAGATCTCCATGGTCACGAGAGACGGGATCAAGGGCAAGGATGACTGCGTGGATACGGTGTCTATGCTTCAGTATATGAACCCTTGGATCCCAACTGGGGATGCTCCTCCGTTGTCTGAGCCACAAAGAGATCTGCCCAGAGAAGTTTGGGGTAGCGCAGATGCGTTCTCCAATGATACAGATTTGAGCAACTACAGCTCCTACATGGTATGAGGTCATCTGATGATCAGCTTCACTCAGTTTGCGACCAGACTCGCAAGAGCCGAACTCAAGAACATGAGTGCGGTTGATCAGACCAATCTTGGTGAGATTGTGCCTGACTACATTCCTACTGTCTTGAGCCTGACGAATCAGGCTCTGACAACGCTTTCCACCAAGTTCCCTCTGTTCAAACTTCAGGTCGATCTGGCTTTGGATGAAGCCAAGAACGAATACAGCTTCGATACTGATACGAGTTTCCTGACGATGGTCGAACCATCACAGACGTTTGACTCTGAAGCTTTCATCAAGATCCTGAACGTCTACGACACCAATGGTGATGATGTTCTGCTGGATGTGAACGGTCATGTGACCTGTCCGTCCTACAATCGGATCCGCTTCACAACTTCCAAACTCTTTGAATTGAGTCCGAAAGTTCGCATTCGGTATCAAGCTCGTCATCCTGAGATTGATGAAACAAGCGGCATTGAAGTTCCTCCAAATCTGGAAGCAGCTCTTCAACTGCTGGTTGCTTCTCTGTATATCGGACAAATGAACGGTCCTGAACACACCGCAAAAGCTGACGGATACTACGCTGCGTATCTCCGTCACATCGGGGAAGACGAGATGAGGAACAACAGTTCAACCTCTGAGATTGAAGTGGACAATCGCTTTTCTCAAAGAGGCTTTGTCTGATTTCTCATCCTCGAAGGGAGGATCCATCATGGACACTACAATCGGAACTCAAGAGCAGGAATACCAAATGGATCTCTCCGCACTGAAAGAACTCATCCCCCTGTTTATCGCTGGAATGACCACTCTCGGTGGTGCTGTGGCATGGCTGCTCACACGCATGGACGCCAAGAATGTGAAGGAACGTGAGTTTGAACAAGCTGAAAGGGCAAAGCTGGAAAAGCTGTTCAGTGAACGTATCACTTCACTGGAGGCACAGATTCACGATCAGAATGCTGAAATCGACCAACTTCGCAGGGAGCTGAACACCTATGTTCGACATGTTGGCGTTCTTGAAGGGCTTCTCAAGTCGAAAGGGGTTGAGCCACCCCCACTTATCATCACCCCGTAAGGAGATTCCCATGAGCTTCGTTGGAGCTGCAAAGAAACTGGACGACATCGACCTCCCGAAAATCGGGAGGTTGATTGGTGTTGGAGAGGATGAAATTCATGCCATTCTCGATACTGAAACCAAAGGGAAAGGCTTCGATTCGCAGAATCGGCCTATCATTCTGTTCGAGCCTCACATCTTCTACAAGCAGCTTGCAGCCAATGATCCAAGCAAGCTTCAAACGGCCATCACTCAAGGTCTGGCCTACAAGAGTTGGGGTGAACAGCCCTATCCCAGTGACAGCTATCCTCGACTTGAAAGAGCGATGCTGATCAACAAAGAACTGGCCATCAGGTCAGCTTCTTGGGGTCTGGGTCAGATCATGGGCTTCAACTTCTCCATGGCAGGATACCCATCTGCTGAAGCCATGGTGATGAAGTTCAAGGATGATGAAGAAGAGCATCTTCTGGCCATGGTTCGTTTCATCATTGCTGCTGGTTTGGATGACGAACTTCGCCGTCGTGACTGGATTGGTTTTGCTCGTGGCTACAATGGTCCGGGTTTTGCCAAGAACGGATACGACAAGAAGTTGGCTGCTTCCTTTGCCAAGTGGCAGAAAATCAAGGATACCCCGTTCCCATGATGATGTATCTTCGCATAGGGGCTGTTGTTCTGGTTCTGGTTTTTGGTTTCTGGGTGAAACATCTCTGGAACCAAAACCAAGAACTTGCTGAACAAAATGAACAGATGACTCTGCAAATCGAGAAGAATGCAGAGAATCTCAAGCTTCTGGTTCAGCAACTTGACCGTGAGGTTGAGTATCGGCAGATCGCTGAATCTGCACTGGAAGATATGGCCAATGAGGTTCCCGATGTTGTCTACTCACAATCACTCCCCCCTGAGATCCAAGGTGTTCTTGATCGCTTTCATGAGCGTATTCGTCCTTAATGGGTGTGGGAACAAACCTGAATTGAACTCTGGTGCTGGGATACCTCGTCAAGTTTACGACGAGGTTCCTTTGTATGCAGGGCCTGTCAACTCTGTGGGAACGTTGACACAAGCCTACATCCGAAATACTGAAGGTCTATTGCTCGCAAACAGTCGGCTGAAGACCCTCTGCATTGCGTATGGCGTCTGCGAACAAGATCGGGAGTAATCCAGTGGACACGAATGACCTTGAACAAAAAGCTTCTGTTCCTGCTGGTTCAATGGTGGCTCCGGCTGAAGAAGCTATGGAGCCATCTCAACTCGCTGCTGATCCTGATGACGGTCGTCTTACAGATTGGGCTTATGAGCCTACAATCGAAGAGATCAAAGGTGATCTGGAGTATGCTCGTCAAGAGAACCTCGACCAGAGAACCAACGTTGAAGGATGGCTTGCTCTTCGCAACGCCACAGGAGCTGAGTCAGGTCGAAAAGGAAAGACTCCGACTCCGGGTCGTTCAACGGTTCAGCCCAAGCTGATTCGGAAGCACAATGAGTGGAGATACCCCACTCTGAGTGAACCGTTCCTGAATGACTACAAGGTCTTCACGATCAATCCTCGCACTGCTGAAGACAAGAAAGCTGCTCAACAAAACCAACTGGTTTTGAACTGGCAGTTTGATACCAAGATGAACAAGGTTGCGTTCATCGACAAAGTGGTTCGGAAGGTTGTGGACGAAGGCACAGCCATCATTCGTGTGGGCTGGGAACGGAAGACCGAGAAGGTCAAAGTCCAGCGAATGAAGTATGAGTATTACCCTCTGGAAGATGAGCAGATGCTTCAGGTGCTTGCTGAAGCAACTCAACAATACATGGACGATCCTGATCTGTTCGAGATGAACATGGATATTCCTGACAGCCTGAAGGCTTCAGTTGAGTATGGAATCCAGAACCATGTGGCAGTCTATGCCAAAGAAGTGGGCATGGAAGAGGTCTACGAAGACAAGATCGTTTGGAATGCTCCAAGCGTCAAAGTCATCAATGTGGAAAACTTCTTCATCGAACCAACACCTGACGGTGATTGGACTGATGCCCAATACATGATCCACACCTATGAGACGACTGAATCTGAGCTGAGAAAGCGTCGGATCTACAAGAATCTCGACAAGGTGAACTGGGGTGCAAACCAAGTCAAATCCAAGCTTGGAAATCTGGACCACAAGTCCAACACTCCTCAGACAGACACCCGTTTCAATTCCAAGAAGGCAAAGATCCTCGTCTATGAATACTGGGGTCTTTGCGACATCTGGGATACTGGTGAGATGGTTCCGATTGTTGTGACCTTCATTGGTGACACAATCATCCAGATGCAGGAAAACCCATTCCCGGATCGGAAGCCTCCTTTCGTTCTGATCCCTTACATGCCCATTGATGGTTCGTCTTTCGGAGAAGCTGATGCTTCGATCCTGCAAGACAATCAACGTATTCTGGGTGCTGTGACTCGTGGGATGATTGACCTTCTGGGTCGGTCTTCAAATGCTCAGACTGGTTACGCCAAAGGGTTCCTTGACCCTGTGAACCGTCAGCGTCTGATCAAAGGTGAAGACTTTGAGTTCAACCCGAACTCGGACCCAAACACTGCTATTCGGCAGATGGTTTATCCTGAGATTCCTCAGTCTGCTCTGATCATCGCCAACAATCAGAACACAGAAGCTGAATCCCTGAGTGGGGTGAAAGCTTTTTCTGCTGGTATTACTGGGGATGCCTTTGGAAAGGTTGCTCGGAATACTGGTGCTGCTCTGGATGCTACTGGTCAGCGTGACATGAGCATTCTTCGCCGTCTGGCTGAAGGTATGCGTCAAATCGGCAACAAGATGATCTCAATGAACGCTAAGTTCCTTGAGAAGAAAGAGATTGTCCGAGTCACGAATGAAAAGTTCGTTGAAGTCTACCGTGATGAGCTGGAAGGCAACTTCGACCTGATCTGTGACATTGCTTCTGCTCAAGTGGATGAGCTGAAGTCTCAAGATCTGGGTATGCTGATGCAGACCATTGGTCCTGAAATGGATCCGGGTCTTCGTGCCATCATCATGGCTGACATCATGGAACTGAAGCGTATGCCTGATCTGGCAAAACGTGTTCGTGAGTATCAGCCTCAGCCTGATCCAATCCAACAAGAAATGGCCAAGCTTCAGATTGAGCTGCTCAAGTCTCAGATTGAACTGAACAAAGCCAAAGCTCTCACTGCTCAAGCTGATGCTGAGAACACAGCTCTGCAAACTGAGCAGGATGCAACTGGTGTGGGTCATCAGCGTGAAATTGAGCTGATGGGTGCTCAAGCCAAGGGCAACAGAGCCAGAGATGTTACTCTGGGTCTGCTCAATGGTGAGACTCCTGCTCAGAACATTCAGGCTGCTGTGGGCTACAATTCTCTCATCGAAAAGAAAGATGAGATGAAGTCGAAGTCACCTCCTATCGTGGCTCAGCCTTACGTTCCTCCCATGGGTCAACAACCTTTGGCTCCTCTTCAGAGTCTCCAAATACCACAAGTTGATCCAACACAAAGACTTGCTTCTCCGAACTAAGTTCGGGTAAGCACAACTTACTGCAACCATTCAACCAACGAAGGAGTTGGCAATGAATCTCTACGGACACGGAAATACCCCGGAAGTTGGCGAAGGCACTGATGAACGTGCCATGACTTTCGAGGAATATCAGGCGTATCGTGCTTCTGTCGAACACGTCCTGAAGCAATCAGAAATGGCTGAGCGTCTCGCCAAGAACTCTGATTTCCAAACTCTCATCATGGAAGACTACTTCACCCGTGAACCTGCCCGTCTGGGTGGTCTCATGGCTTCTGGTCGTCTGAATGAGAACCAGTTCCAAGCATGTGTGCAAGACCTTCGTGGTATCGCACATCTTCGGACGTTCCTGTCTACGTTCATTCAGAAGGGCAACATTGCTCGTGATGAACTTGCGATGCTTGATCAGGCTCGCAAGGAAATGGACGAAGCAGAGGCTACTAACGCAGTCTGATCTGATCACACCCTTCAAAGGACAAAACCATGACAGACAATGCCCAGACTCCTATTGATCTGGACACTCTCTCAGATGAAGAATTTCTGAAGCTGGATCCGTCTCAGCTTCAGGCTTTCGTTCCTCAAGAGGGTGGTTCAGATGATTCCAACAATGCCGATCCCAATGCCAACTCAGACCAATCTGATGGCAATGATGATGCTCCTCCTTCTGGTTCAGAATCAGGAGACGAAGGTGAAAACACCGAGTCTCAGGCCGGACAAGAAGAGCAATCGGCAACTGGAGAGCCGTTCAAACAAGGCTCCTCAGCACCGAATCAAGAGGGACAACCAGCTCCTGCAAAGGCCGAAACCCAACCAGCTCCCGGATCCAAAGCCAAAGCTGACGATCCGAAGCCGGAGGGGAAGAAACCCGAAGAATCTCCAGCAGTAATCCAAGCTGCTGCTCTGGAGTTCTACAAGCAGGTGACTGCTCCCTTCAAAGCTGACGGGAAAGAGATCCAAGTTCGATCACCAGAAGATGCAATTCGTCTCATGCAAATGGGAGTGAACTACTCTCGTCGAATGCACGAGATGAAACCTCTTCGTGCTCAGAACGAAATGCTGAAGGCTCAGGGTCTGGATAACCCTGACAAGTTGAACTTCATGATTGAGGTCATGAATGGGAAACCTGAAGCCATTCAGAAGCTTCTGAAAGACAAGAAGATTGACCCAATCGACATCGACGTGTCCAAGGAAGTTGCCTACAAGCCTGCCAATCACCAGATTGATGCCAAGACGCTGGCTTTCAAAGAAGCCATCGAAACAACTATGGCTTCTGAAGGTGGTGCAGACCTGATCAAAGACATCAACTCAAGTTGGGATGATGTTTCAAAGGAAGCTCTGAGGGATCAACCTGCTATTTTCCAGAATCTCCTTGATCAGAAAAGATCTGGAGTATATGGGAAGATCAAGAAGGAACTGGACTACCAGCGGACAATGGGTTTCTTGACCGATGTTCCCTTCGTCCAAGCCTACCATCAGGTGGGTGAAGCGATGCAAAAAGCTGGTGTGTTTGGTCCCAACTTGACGCCGAAACCGAAGATTCAAGTCCAATCGCAGCCCGGAACTCAAGTTCCCCTCGACACTGGCACCCGGAAGGCAGCACAGACACCTGTTGCGCCCGCTCCAAACCTCTCTTCGACTCAGCAACCTCGTGCCGCAACTCCTCGTGGTGGGAGTAGCAACCAAGGTCAACCGGATTACTGGGCCATGAGTGATGAGGAATTCCTCAAACTCAAACCGCCAAGTTGATCCAGAGAAGTTTGAAAAGGATGAGACAAGATGGCTCAACTGTATAACGCCCCTCCGGGCACACCGTCCACAATCGGCAACCAGTTCAACACGTTCTACTGGGACCGCCGTTCACTGATCGACGCAGCTTGGGAGATGTTCTTCTCTCCTCTGGCTGATGTTCGTTCAATGCCTGCGAACTACGGCAAGGAACTGAAGGTCTACTACTACGTTCCGCTGCTGGATGCTCGCAACGTCAACGACCAAGGTATCGACGCCAACGGTGTGGCGATTTCGAACCTCGACTTCATGGTGACTCTGAAAGGGTCATACTCGTATGTGGTCGAAGCTGGGGCTACTGCTCTGGCTGCTGCGGTGAACGCAATCCAAGCTGGTGCTGCTACCAAGTCTGGTTCTGCTTCTCCGTGGACGGTGACGATCAATGATACCACTCTGGTTGCTGGCACTCAGGCCGAAGCCAATGCTGTGGTTGCTGCTCTGGCAACTGCTACCAAGCGTGCCGATGAGACTCTGGTCAAAGTCGAGCAACGTGGTGGGAACCTGTATGGTTCGAGCAAGGACGTGGGGACAATCACCTCTCGTATGCCTGAGCTGTCGGAAACTGGTGGTCGTGTGAACCGTGTCGGCTTCACTCGTATCGAACGTTCTGGGACGATTTCGGAATACGGTTTCTTCACCGAATTCTCGGAAGACTCGCTGACCTTCGATACCGACTCTGACCTGTATGGTCATATGTCGCGTGAGATGCTGACTGGTGCGAACCAGATCACTGAAGACCTTCTGCAAATCGACCTTCTGTCGGCTGCTGGAACTATCCTGTTCTCTGGTTCGGCAACTTCGGTTGCTACGATCACTGGTCAGGGTGCGGATCCTTCTGTGATCAACTACGCAGATCTGAAGAAGCTGGCGATCACGCTCGATGACAACCGGACTCCGAAGAACACGAAGGTCATCAAGGGTTCGACTATGGTCGATACCAAGACGATCAACGCTGCTCGGATCATGTATATCGGGTCTGAACTGCAAACGACTTTCGAGAACATGACTCAGACCATCGGGTCACTCACTGTCGCTGCGTTCACGCCAGTCCGTCAGTATGCTGATGCGACGACCATCATGAATGGCGAAATCGGTTCGGTGGGTGACTTCCGTATCGTGGTCGTGCCGAACATGATGCACTGGGCTGGTGCTGGGGCTACGGCAACTTCTGCCAACCTCGGCTACCGCGAAACTGCTGGGAAATACGACGTGTTCCCGGTTCTCGTGGTTGGCTCGGAGTCCTTCGCTACTGTGGGTCTCCAGTCGTCTGGCAAGAAGGACTCGAAGCAGAAGTTCAAGATCATCGTCAAGAAGCCCGGCGAAGAGATGGCTACTGTTCAAGACCCCTACGGCAAGATCGGCTTCAGCTCGATCAGCTTCTGGTATGGCTTCATTGCTCTCCGTCCTGAGCGGATTGCACTGGGCTACACGGTTGCTCCTGAGTGATCTGAACGATCTAGGGACTGAAGTTGGGGGGGACCGAAAGGTTCCCCCCAATTTATTGAGAGGGGACTCTCACACAACAACAACAGGAAAAGCACCATGAACGACATCAACATGGCCCAGATGACGGCCTCAGAAGTCATCGACGCTGTTCAGACAGCAACCTCAATCGAACCTCTTCGCAAGCTTGCAAAGGATATGCAGGTTCCCTTCTCAGGAAATACTGGCATTGACACTCTTCGTGGCAAGCTAGTGGCTCATCTGAACAAGTTTCTGATGTCCAGTCCCCAAAGCCAATCTCAGTTCGATGAACCTGATCTGAGTGGCTCTGATGACGAAGAAGAAGAACCAATCCAAGTGAACCGACCTGTGAAGGCTGCAAAGCCAAAGGTCGATCTTCTGAATGTGGATCCTTCGACCATCGAAGATGTGAACCTTCGTCGGCAAGCAATTCGTGCTCAGGCTCTTCGTCTGGTTCGAGTGAAGATTCAGAATTTGGATCCGAATGATGCTTCGCTGACTGGTGCGATCATCTCTCTTCAGAACAAATACACTGGCAAAGTTGCCAAGTATGTTCCTTTCGGTGAAGAGAGCGAAAACGGATACCACATCCCTTGGATGCTCTATGAGCATCTGAAGCAGTGGAAGTTCCCGCTTCGGAAGGAAGTGAAGGGTGGACGGTTTGGTGTGAAGACCTACAAGACCGTCATGGTGAACAAGTTTGCAGTGGAGATTTTGCCTCCTCTGACAATGCAAGAACTGAAAGAACTTGCATCTCACCAACGTGCAGCTCAGTCTATCGACACGACTGGCTGATTTCTGGTAAGGAGACCGGAGTAGCTTTGAAAAAGGGAAGCATCAGATGACCACTTACACCGATGAACAGATGGTTGATGATCTCGCTCAACAACTGTTTGATTCCCTGATCTCAGATGCTCCGGTCGCTCCTACTGTCGATTTCACGGATCCAAAGTTTACCTTTGATCCTGACACAAGCTCTGATCTCTACAAAGACGCCAGTGAAATTGCCATCGAAGATCTGACAGAAGTCGATCTCGATGGTGAAGGCGTCTTTGACAAACTCATGGCTGCCATGGATCTCCATATCCAGCGTGAGTTCAAAGGCAACAGAATCACTGGAGACCAATACGCCAAAGTCTACACTGAGGTGATGACTGGTGTTCTTGGTTCATCTGTCCAATTCCTTCTGGCCAAAGACCAAGCTCACTGGGCTGCAATTACAGCTCAGATGCAGGCTCGTGTTGCAGAGATTCAGGCTACCAAGGCTCTGATTGAGCTGGAAGAAGCCAAAGTGATGACTCAAAAAGCAATTTTTGAGATGAAGAATTCAGGTGCTCAGTATGCCTTGACCAAGCTTCAACTCGCTACAGAGAATCAAAAGCATTTTCTTCTTCAAGCTCAAACTGATGGTGAAGTATTTCGAGTGGCTCATCTTCTTCCTGCTGAATTGGCAATTCAACAGTATCAACGTACTCAAGTACTTCCTTCGTCTGTGGCAATTAACAAGGTCCAGTCTACACGAATTCTCCCTGCTGAAGCGAGTATGAAGGAATTCATTAACAGAGAGCTTCAACCTCTGGAAAAAGCTGCTGCTCAATACAATCTGGATGTCACTCTGCCTCTGAAGACAGACATCGACGAATTCCAAAGAGACAGCCTGTTGCCTGTTCAACTGGGTCAAGAGCAACACAAGCTCAATTTCCAGATGCCTGCTCAGACTGGTCTGATCAAAGAGCAGTGGGAGTCTCAGCGTGCTCAAACCATGAATACCAGAACAGATGGTCTGACAGCCATTACTGGTCTCATGGGCAAACAGAAAGACTCGATCACTGCTGACATTGCTACCAAGCAATTCAACATTGATTACGTTCTTCCTGTCCAGCTCGATCTGGTCAAAGAGCAACGTGAGGCTGAAAGATCCAAGACCCTCAACACTCGGACCGATGGTCAGACTGTGGTTGGTTCTGTTGGGAAACAGAAGGATCTCTACACTCAACAGATCGACAGCTTCATCAAGGACGCCAAATACAAGACGGCCAAGATGTATCTGGACAACTGGATCACCCAGAAGACGCTGGATGAGGGTCTGTCTCCTCCGACAGAACTCACCACGTCGAATGCTGGAACTGTTCTGGCTGCAAACAGAGCTGCCAACGGTCTCTGATAGGAGAGTCACATGGGACTCTTCAGCCCTAAGAAGACAATCGTCGTCTCATCCACTGTCTACAACATGGCAGGGGATGAGGCGAATCGACCAAACTTTTTGAAGTCCACAGTCTTTGGTGCTGTGATCAATCCATCGGCTCCCTTCATTGGTGAGACGCTGGTTCAGTCATATCTGGGTGGACCGGGTATGAACCAAAGATCTCTGTTCAACTATGCAGTCAGAAATGACTACCCCGGACTTCCAACTTACTCGATTTCCAAAGCTTTGGTCGTTGATCCAGAGGTTGTAAGACCTTTCATCACTGTGCCTTCCAGCCCTGCTGGAATGGAAGTGACCATTCAGGATGCAAGTCTTGCAGATGGAGACTACGAAGTCTTCGCTCTGGATTACATGCAGAAGAACTACCTCAATGAGGTTGGGACTGACTGGGTTGCTGAATACAACTCCACAGACCATACGATCACCATCCAAAGAGAAGGTGGTGGAACTGTGACATTCTCTGCTGGGGCCTATGACCCACAGGGAAGATACGTCGTGGCAAACTACTACCTGACTCTTCCTGAAGAGGTTCTTCCTTTGGTTCCCGGAACCAAGACAGAAGGTGTGACCTCGGGTCTTCCTTCCACTTCTGGTTTTATCCTGACTTCGACAACGAACACAGGGATGGAGACTTATGTCCAAGACCAGACAAGGACCATCGTCAAAACTTACTCAAATGGGGATCCTACAGTCACAACAACTGACTACCCCCATATCGAAACGAACTTCAACACAGTCTACACGATCCATGAAAAGATTGCGTATGCTGGTGGAGATGGGGTCAGCTCGTCTACTTCTGAGATCAAGACATTCAGAAGAGTCTGGGAATACAGAGAAGTTTACACCTCTATTTCTGTAACCACGGTCTACAATGACCTTGGTGGTGGAGTGACTGAAACTGTCACTACTACGATCACAGGAGATTTCCTGAGAACGGTCTATGACTGGCAGCTCGATACTCAAGAGACAAAGCTTGAGTCACCTCAAGGAGGTGGAAGACTGTTTATCTACAAGATTGGGACAGGCAATTCGACACTTGATGCTCTCAATGTCTCTGTTGGTTCAGCAGTGGTTGCTGAATTCTTCCCGATTGTGCCTCTGAGATTGAACAATACTTCAATCACAGCACCGGGGTATGCTGACCTATATGCAAAGAGCCAGAAGCTCTACAAGAAGGCAACCAAGAGACAGAAGCTTTCAGAACTGGTGGATCAGGTAGAGGATAACCCTGACCTGAGTGAGATTGACTACGCCTATGTTCAATGGGCGATCACTCTCAACACCAAAGACAATGATGCCAAGAAGTATCTCTATACGTTCTGGAAGAACCTGATTCCCATCCATGGGCTGCCGTCGAATTACATGGACACGTTCATGACTTCGACTTCTGCCTATGCAAGTGCAGTGATCACACTGAACAACTGGGTAGCTGCTCAGAGCAATCCTGCATCTCCTCTGTATGGGACGCCTCGTCCTATCACTCCTTCATTGGGAGCACCCAAAACAACGACTCTGGTTTTCAAGACAGATCATCCTCAACTCCAAGACTTTGATAACCGTATTTCCTTCTCATTCATTGATGAGACTACCTTCACAGGTGTGGGAAAAGTCGGAGCCAAGAAAGGAGATTTCTGGTTGGAGAAAGGAACTCCAGTCACTTGGACAGTGACCAAAGGAGTCATGGACTCTGACATGATCTACAACAGATACACTGAGACCAACTCGATGAGTCTGTTCTACATCTATTGGCAGAATGGAACGAACCAGTATCGCAGACTTCGGGTCTATGGAGCTGTCCACCAAAACTTCATCTATGGTGGGAAAGCTGTCACCATCACTGGTTCAGAAGCTCTGGATGATACTGATGAGTCAGGATTCCTGATTCCTCTCCACTACCCTAGTTTGAAAGAAGCTGGGTTGGTGAGTTCTACTCAGATGGCTACAGCCAACACCTACATCGTCTTCAACTCGTATCAGATCTTCAAAAAGAAGTGGTATGAGACATTCCTTGGAATGCTCTTCATCATCATTGTGGTGGTTGTGGCTGCTGCTCTGATTGCTCCTACTGCTGTGGGAGGTATCTCGGGCATCTTTGGAACCAATGCTGCTGTAGGAGGCGCTCTGGGCCTCACAGGGACAGGTGCTGTTGTTGCTGGTGCAGTTGCCAATGCGATTGCTGCTGTCCTCATTTCTACGGCTCTGACAACTGCCTCTACAGCCATCTTTGGAGAGAAGTGGGGTGCTCTCATTGGTTCACTGCTGAGCTTTGCCATCAGCTTTGGTATGGCTGGTGGGTTCAACAATCTGGCAACTTTGTTCCAACCCAACAACCTTCTAGCTCTGAGTTCAGCTCTGGCCAATGGTTACAATGGGTTTGTTCAAGGCTCGATTGCTGAGATCAATGCTCAGATGGTTGAAATGAAGTCTGAATACGAAAAAGAGATGGATCGTATTCAAGACCTGTTGGCTGACCTGATGGGAAATGACTTGGCTTTCAACCCAATGTCTCTTACAGATGCAACAGGCAATGGGTCTGGGACTGGAAGTTACCTTCCAGAAAGTCTCGACGACTTCATCCAGAGAACGACTCTCACTGGGTCTGACATTGTGGAAATGACCCTCTCCATGATCAATGACTTTTCTGATCTGAGTCTGACCCTTCCCAAAACCTAAGAGGCTTCCATGAGCTACACAGACATCTTCTCAACAGATCCATCAAACCTGTCGATGGGTATGCCCACTGTGGATCCCGGTGCTGCCATTGCATCGGTTGGATCCTCTCCGTCTACAGTTGGTATTACACCTCCGTCTCCGGTGACTGGTGCTCCTGCTCCGACTGTGACTCCTCCTGCTGCTGGTGGAGCTGCTGCTCCTACAACTCCGGGCTTCTTCGCTCAGGGTGGTATTGGTCAGTTTGCTCTGGGAGCAATTCAGACCCTTGGTTCACTGTGGAACAGCTTCCAACAGAACAAGCTGGCAAAGCAGTCTTTCCAATTCCAGAAAGATGCTTTCAACACCAACTTGGCGAACCAAGAAAAGAGCTACAACACAGCTCTCGAAGATCGGATCAACGCTCGTTATGTGAACGAAGGTCGATCACAAGCTGAGGCAGATGCCTATATCAAAGACCACAGCCTCTGAGGAGAACTGACCCATGGCACGTCTGACGATTGAACAGGTCAAGGCTCCAGACTTCTCCTCTGTTTCAGAGATGCTGGCTCGGGCCAATCAGAGCTTCAATTCTGGCATGGAGAGTGCCAAGGGCATTCTCGACTCATACAATGAAGGGCAACAAGCCAAAGGTGATCAGGCTCTGATCGGTCAACTGGCTGGACTGTCTTCAGAAGAGGATCTGGCCAACTTCCTTCGGACTACTGATCTGTCTTCAATGAATATTTCTGACACGATGCGTCAGAACATTCTTGGAGCCAGAGCAACTATTCTGGGGAACAATGCCACTCGTCAGTCTACGGCAAATGCTGCTGATGCGAACTCTCGGGCAAATGCTGCTGAGGGTCGAACTGCTGCTGAATATCTGGATGGTGTGGCAAGACGTGATGAGCAAAGAGCACTGACTCCCTCATTTGTTGGTGCTCTTCAAGAAGCACAGAGATATGGATTTGGGGCTACTCCCAATGAACGTGAAATGCTGGCTGCTACTCTCCAAGCTGAGGCTGGTGGAGAAGGCGTGCAAGGTATGCTGGCTGCTGGTGCAGTTATCAGAAACCGTGCTGAACTGGGGAACTATGGTGGCAACACCATCTCTGGCGTCATTATGCAACCGGGCCAATTCTCAGCATGGAATGGTGTGACTGGTTACGCTGGTGGTGAAGGTGCCATTGACATGGGCAATATCCGTGTCAGTGAGGATGCCTACAGGGTTGCTGATGCCATTCTGTCTGGGAACTACCAAGACCCGACAGGTGGTGCGACTCACTACTACAACCCTGCTGTGGCTACTCCTGCATGGGGACAAGGACAGAATCCTTCTGGTGGTCAATGGACTACCATTGGGAATCATGTGTTTGGAAATCCTGATGGAGTCAGAGCTTTGGCTTCTGGTGCTGTTCCGGGATACATTCCGGGTCAGATCACTTCAAACCCTGCTGCTGGGCCGGGTATGACTGACTTCACAACTGCTCTGGCAGCCTCAACACATATGACTCCTGATGAAGCCATGGCATTGTTCAACAATGTGCTGGGACAACAGAAAGCTGGTCAGGATCGTATCGACACTGCTGAAGCACGTCGTCAGGCTGAGCTTGCTGCTCAAGCCACTACTGCTGCTCTGCTGGATCCCAACAACCTCACTGAGGCTGCTGTTCAGAGAGATCTGCTCTCTACTCCCGGTCTCAGCTATGGAAATCAACTGGCTGCTGCTGGTCAGAACCTTGGTCAGTTTGCTGGTGTCATTGCTCCGTCGATCAGTCCTGATACTCAGGTCAATGATGCTCTGGCTCGTAGCAGAAGCACAGATGCTCAGACGGCTGCAAATGATCCGACTCTGAGACCTTTCCAACAAGCGGCTGCATATGATGCTGCTGACAATGTTGGTCAGGCTGTTCTGTCTGAATTCCAAGTGCCTGAAGGTTCAGGTCTGGATGCAGATTACGTCACCAGACGCCTTACTCAGATGGCTGATGATGCAGGTGTCTCTGTGGGTGAGATAGCTACTGTCATGTCTCAGACTGCCCAAGGAAACTTTGGCCAGTTCAATGACATGCTGCAAGCTGCTCCTGATACGGACATGTATGCCACGATCATGAGTCTGGCAGAGCGGAACTTTGGTGAGCAGGCTCGTGCTGCTTACAATGATTCACTGGCTCAAACCTCAGCTCGTGAAGCAGAAAGAGCTGCGGCTGAGCTGCAACTCTCAACTGCACGAACCAGAGCTGCAAAGCTTCCTGTTGGTTCGTCAGAAAGGGCTGCTGCCGAAGCTGAGATCAACAACCTGAGAGACACGATTCTCAAGGGTATGACTCCCCAAGAACGTGAGCAAAACCTGAGAGATTACATCTCAAAAACAGGTATGGCTTCACGTCTTCAGGGGCTGGATCCAAACTCGGCTGAGTTCTATCGGGCCATGGCTCAACTGGAAGAGACCATCAGAACCGATTCAACTCTGACACCGAATGAAAAAGAACTTCTCCTCAGAGATGTTAGAGGCTAAGAGAGTCCTCAGCATCTTTGAGGAACTACCATGGTTGACACACCCAACTACGCCAACTCTCCTCTGGCCAATCCCAACTTCCTGAATCCTACTCCAACAACTGAGGCTCCGAAGTATCAGAACTCGATTCTGACGAATCCTCAGTTTTTGGCTGAAGTTGCTGCAACTGAACCCACTCCTCAAGAACGCACTCTGGCTGAAGAGAAGCGTAGACTGGAGCAAGAAGCTGCTCGTCTGCGTGATCGCACTGCTGGAGAGATCATTGGGGATACTCTTCTGACTGCTGGTTCGACGATCCCTGCTTTTGCAGGTTCCATTGGTTCTCTGGCCATGACTGGGCTGGGAACTGCTACTCAGTATTTCGCTGAGGATGGAACCACTGCTGACGATATTGGTAGTCTGATGAAAGGCTACGCTGTGGTTCTTTCTGGAGCCACAGATGAGACTGTTCAAAACATCCAGTCATACCGCACGGATACAGCACAAGAGAGTGCTCGTATTCAGGGTCAGATCAGTGCCATCGACGATCAGATGAGCCAAGATCAGTATGAACAAGACATCGCTGCTGGAGACAGTGAATTCATTGCCAGCCTGACCAAGTTTGGGCGTGATGCTCTGAATGCAGGTGATCGCATTCTGAGTGACCCAGTGGCTACTGGAGATCTTCTGGCGAATGCTGCTGGCTCTCTTGCCACTGGTTCAATCTTCGCCAAGGCTGGTGAACGTCTGGCTATTGGTCTGGCTGAACGGTATGGTATTGAGGGGGTCAAGAGACTGGCCCTTGAGACTGCTGGTTCATCTGTGGGTATGGGTATCACAGAAGCCGCTTCTACCTACACCTCTACTGTGAATGAGGTGATGGGTCGGACTCCTGAAGAGATGGCAGGCTCTCAGATGTATCAAGACCTGATTGGTCAGGGATACACTCATGAGAGAGCACTCATGGCAGTTGCTGATGAGGCTGGTCTGGATGCCTTTGTCAGACAGCTTCCGTCTGCAATGGCTGCTGGTCTGCTGAGTGCCAAATTCAACGCCAATCCTCTTTCAGTGATGAGAGGTGAAAACCCTCTGGGTGTGTTCATCACCGCAGGGAAAGAAGCACTGGAAGAAGGTGCTCAAGGTGGTTCTGGTCAACTGAACCAGAACATCGCTATTCAGAATATCGTGGATCCTTCCCAGCCTCTGATGGAAGGTGTTGCTGATCAAGCGGTCAGTGGGATCATCGGTGGCTTTGGAACTGCTGGTATCATTGGTGCTCCTTCAGGGATTGCCAATGGTCTGCAAGAACAGTTTGACCGGATCAAAGAGCAAGTGGCGAATGAACGCTTTGTTCAAAGCATGGGAGAGCAGATTGCTGCTCAACGTCGTGCTGATGCCAGAGCCAGAATGACTCCTGAAGAGCGTGATGCTGAACTTCGTTCTATGATGACTCAGACATCTCCTGCTGAGGATCTTTTCAACTCTGTTATGAGCAGAGGGGCTGAGGCTGTAAACAGAGCCAAGGAAGCCGCTCAGAGCCTTGCTGAGAGCGATGTGCTGTCTGGGGCAGTGGGTACTGCCAAGACTGCTGTGCAGGCTGTGAGAGCTGCTGCTGAGCCTCTGGTGAGCCAAGCCATCAAGACAGCTCAGGATTACGTCGAAAGACCGAACCCTGTGATCCAGAGCGAGACAGTTGCTGCTGCTGAAGAAGTCAACAAGGCTGTGCAGGATCCTGCTGTGGATACTGGTTCATTGGGATCTGTGACGGATACCAATGAAACTGTTCCTGAAGCCTTTAAGGACTCTGTGGCTCCGGGATCTACCATTGCTGACACGATGACAAACATCGTGAAAACTCTGGCTGAAAAGAAGACTCCGATCTCGGACATGGCAGATGATGCCATTCTTTTTGTGAGTCAGAAATACAACGAGATGCAGAATGCTGCTTCATCTTTGGCTCCTGAAATTCAGGACAAGGTGAAGAAGGTTCTGGCTTCCCCTGATTTGGAACGTATCCGCAAGCGTGCAGCTCGTCTGGATCTGAACACTGCTGTCAGCTCTACGATTGAGAAGGTCAGTCCTGTTCTTAAGTCGATGACTCTTGCCATGAGCAAGATCAATCCGACCAACATCAACCCTGATGTGGCAGACAAGATTCTGAAACAGGAAGATCGTGGGGACATGAGTCCTCAAGATGTTCAGAACTTGGAAAATGACGCCAAAGTGGCTCGTCTTTTCAACACCTACAAAGAGAACATCGTCAAGATCTCTGAAGACAAATATCAGGCTCTCAAGGCTACTGGTCAGAACCCAGAGAAGCCTGAGACCAATGTGGAAAAAGTCTCTCGGAATCTGATCGTTGGAAATCTGAGTGGGGAAAACAAAGTCCCTTCTCTGAACGATTTTGCCAACCGGATCATCCTTGGTTCACGGTCTGCTGACAAGTCAGTAGAGATCGACGGTGTTCGTGTGCCTGTGAAGACAGTTGCTGAGAACTTTGGCAAACTGGCTCAGCATATGGCCAACAAGGTCAATGCCCTGAATGAGTCATTCGACAAGAACGATGCTTCTGGTGTCGGTCCTAGAGTGTTCCATGACACTCTGGTTCGGGGCAAAGACTTCATCAAGGCTGGTATGGCTGGCTCTGCTGCTGTGAACTACAATAAGCGGTCAGTGAACTCAGTGACCTTTGCCAAGACTGTGGGTGCTGATGCAGCTTTGATTGGTGAGCTGTATAACACTCTGGCAGCTCAGTATCCTGAGAGCTTCCCGAATGGTCCTATGACCATGCCTTCGATCAAGACCGTCGAGTCTGAAGTTGCTCAAGTGAGCAACCAAAACACAACGGCGGTCGAGGAGGTTCCTCCGTCAGGAGGGACCGACGAGAACGGCCAAAACACACAGGAACAAACTCAGGAACAAACACCTCCGACAACGGCTGTCGAGGATGCGGTCCCCGCATCCGAGACCGATGATGGCTTTGGAAATAGAGTGAATGCTGATGGGTCGATCACCTATCGGGTTTACCATGGAACCAACCAGAAGTTTGATCGGTTCAAGGAAGGTGAGACTTTCTGGACCAACAGACCGGGACTGGCCACAATGCACGCTGCTCGTAATGAGCTGCAAGGTGCTCGGGTTATCACTGCTGACATCACTCTCAAGTCTCCAGAATACTTGGAGGCATCAGAGAATGATGTGGATGTTTACTCGATGCAGCGGAAGCGTGCGATTGAGAAGCTTCTGGAAAATGGGGCTGATGGTGTGGTGATCACCAATGATGCTGGAGACATCCTTGTCATCAGCACTAAGTCTGATCAGGTTTCTGTTCTTCAGCCTCAAGAGAAGACTGAGGCTGAAAAGCTGCAAGACAAGATCACCAAAAGATATGAAGGCAAACTGCCTGAAGGATGGTCACTGGTTTTCTCCAATGATGAGAACTCTTCTTTGGCTGGAACCAGTCCTTCAAAGAAGACCATTCGTCTGAACGTTGAGAAGATCCTTTCAGACTTCAAGAATGGTCTGAAATACATTGATGGTCTCGAAGGCCAGACATCTGCTCAGAAGGCAGAGGTCTTCAAGGACATCGACAAAGAAGCCTTCAGAACCTTTGTTTTGGACAAGGGTGTGAACACCTATGTGGGTTTCATCATGGCTCATGGACTTGCTCACATTGAGCAACTGAGCCAAGGAAAGACCTATGCCAAGGATCTGATGGATCCTGAAAACATCGCTCTTGAGCGTGAAGCCAATGCTGCTGGATTCAAGCAGATCGGTTTTGAAACTGGTCCACAAACTGAGGCTCAGATCAGTGATCGCTTTGTCAGTGTGTTCCGTCAGAAGAAGACTCCTGCCAAGGCTGAAAACGTTGATCAGATCCTGAAACTCATCTCGGCTCAGCCGGGAACTGAGACCTATCAGGAATTTGCTCAGATCCTTTTGGGTCGTATCCGTGACGGCATGAATGACCGTGTGGCTACTCTCAAGCGTCTGGAGCAAAAGACCAAGACACTTGCTCAAGGTCTCAAAGATGATCAAGCCTCAGTGCTTGAAATTCGAGATTTCAAGCCTCTGATGATCGTCGATCCTCAGACTGGGAAGTATGATCAACGTCTTCTCGATCTGGCTTCAATGGCTGTGATCGACTGGATGACTACTGCCAGAGCCTATGGTGCTGATCGTCTTGATGATCTGCTGGAAGAGCTGGAACTCAAGGCTGATGACCTGACTCAAGACGACGTAAAGGATCTGCTGAACAGCGTTCCTCCTCGGAGTGTGTCAGAGTCTCTGGCCAAGAAGGTCATGAAACTCTGGAACGTTCAGGCTGACAGAGCCTCTCAGATGGTTGACATCAGAGGGACTACTGAAGGTCTGGTCAAAGAGATCTTCACTGTGCTGAGCCAGATGGAAGATCCTCTGGTTCGTGTGATTGACATCAAGGTGGGCAAAGGCAAAGCCACTACCTTTGAGATCTCGAACCTTCAGGGTGAACAGGAAGCCATTGGTCTTGAGGCTGCTGGTTCTCTGGACAAGGTTCTTTTCCCGGAAGATTCCATAATGGCTTCTTTCGGTGAAAAGCTGACTCATGTGGACAGCACTCAATCGAACAAGCCTGACGTAAAACTGTCTGTGCTGGAACGTAAGGCCATCAAGAAGATGCAGGATACTGCATACCTTGAGGCTGCTCCTGTGGTTGGTCTGTTCCAAGCACTGGGTCTGGACACTTGGTCGATGATGGCAGGGAAGAAGGATTCTTCTCAGCTCTCAGCTCGTCATCCTCTGAGACTCTCAATCGAAGGCAAGAACACATCTATCGAACGTGACTACCTGACTGCATTCCAAATGGTGAGTGCTGCTCAAGGTCGTCCTGTGTTCTTCCCTGTTGGTGTGACCAATGTGGGTCGTCACCAGATGAAAGGACTCAACCCTCAGAACAACAAGCTTCTGAGAGCGATGATCACTCCTACCCACTCCAAACTGGATATGGTCGGAAACCAGAACCACAAAAATGCCTTCTGGCTGACTGTGGCTCAGGCTTCAGGGATTGCGAAGGTGGAGAAGAAACTCCACTCCAAGATCCTGACGACTGTGCAGCAAGATTTCCAAACTCGCTTTGGTGAAGCCACTGCGATTGTCTCTGCTTATCTGGAGAATGGAACTCTCGACCAACAAGCCTTTGCAGAAGCGATGCTGAAGGCCAACAAGGGCGAGAATGTGGAAGTGGCACAGGTGAATGCTGTGCTGGCTGTGGCTCGTCTCCAGCAAGCCCTGAAGGCAGGGACTGCACAAAACTTTGAGACTACCCTGAGCTTTGAACTGGATGGTAAGACCGATGGTCCGGCCAACATGATGGTGGCTCTGGGACAAGGTCTGATGACTCGCATGGAGTATGAAAACTTCAAGCGTATCGGTCTGTTCCTTGGTTCAAAGACTGAGACCCTGAACACTCTGTTCTCTGGTGGAGAGGTTGACCTCTATGAGGTGAACTCAGCTTTCTCGACCAAGAGAATGTTCAACATGATCAATGCAGCCAAAGGATTGGACAAAAAGCGTCTGATCGCTCTGCAACGATTTGCTGCTCACTTCGGTGACTTCGAGATCAAGCCTGACGGTTCGATTGTGATGAGCCGTGCCACTTCGAAGAACCCGATGACCAAGAAGGTCTACGGGTCTGGTGAAAAAGGCATTGCTGAAGGTATCACTCAGGACATGCTGGTTGGTTTCTACAGCCAACTGATTGAGTTGCCTGATGGTGTGTCAGTCGAAGAACATCTGAACTACGCAGAGATCAACGAAGATCTGGACCTGCTGTTTGGGGTGAGACTCCCTGACAAGCTGGATGTGAACTCGTTTGTTCTGCCTGCTGCCAAGATGGTGCCTTTCTCGGAATTCGTGAAAGAGACCATTGGGGTGGTTCTGAGCAGCTCAATCAGCGAAGTGATGAGCGAGAAGACCACAGGTGTGAATGACCTTCTGGTTTACACCACAGGTGTGCAAGGCGAATTCATGAAGCTGTTCTTTGAACAGCGTCTTGCTGAAGCTGTGAGTGAAGCTGAGAAAGAATGGAAGGCTGCTGGGAACACCAGCGATTTCGCTCTGAGAAAACTGACTCAGGCTGCCTATGACGCAGTGGTCAAGGAAACTCTGGCCTTTGCACCGTTCTACAATGACGGGCTTCAGGCTCTTCGGATTGGTGACTTCACTGGTCAACAAGACAAGACTGAGATGAGTTCGAACCTGAGTGGGAACATTCGGACCAAATCCACAATGCAGAAGCCTGACAACCTTGGTGTGAAGGTCATTCCTTACATCATTCAAGGCAGAGGCGATGCCATGATGATGAACCGGATCTTTGGGGCTGATAACGCTCCTGAGAGAGCGATTCCCATCTTTGACGGTATCGACATGGCGATTTCTGACTTTGGTGATCTGAGCAACCAGATCAACGAAGCAGTTCTGGCAAACTGGGATCAGGATGTTCTGGGTCCGGTTGTGGGCAACTTCACTCAGTTCTTGGATCTCGTGAAGAGCCAAGGGCTTGAAGGAAAACTGGAACAAGCCTTTGCAACTGTGAAGAAGTCTTCTGAAGAGAAGTCTTCGGTTGTGGCATTCACTGTCAATGACCTGAAGACCAAACTGGAAGAAGTCCACAGATTGAACCAAGCCAGAAAGACTGTGTTCAAACAGATCACTCTGTCCGTGGATCACATGGGTGGTTCAGGGAAAGCTTTTGTCCGTAACGAAAACGGAGAAGAGCTGACCTATGAACAGATCAACCAGATGATCCAAGATCAAATGGATGGCAAAGTGGCTGTAACTCAGCCCACTGAAGAAACTTCTGAACAATCTCAAGAGGTTGCAGAAGACCCCATCGTTGTCACTGATGTGGCCACTGTGACTGATGCTCTCATGAGAGAGGCCAAGCCTTATCTTCGTGATGTCATCCGTGCCATCAGAGGGATGCTCCCTGATGATGCTCGTATCGTCATGGGGACTCAGGAAGAGATTGCGAAGTGGAGAGCTGAGAACAGCCAGCCTTCATCGAGAACTCTCGAACAAAGAACCAAAGGGTTCTACGACGTGGATAGCAATACGATCTTCATCATGAGTGACAACCATGAGACGATCACTCATGAGCTGATTCACATGGCTACCTTCAATGCTGTGCTGAACCACTATCAAGGGGTTCAGAAATCTACGGCTGTGAAGAACCTTGAGGTTCTGATGGAAGAGTTCCTTTCGATGGATACTGCTTCCATGAGCCAAGAGGCTCTGGATGTTTACCTGAACGCCAAGACAGCCATTGTCCAAGCCAAGGCTGAAGCCACTGCTATGGGTGATGCCATTGCTCTGAATGAGTTCATGGCTTGGACTCTTGCAAACGATCACCTGATGCGGGAGCTGAAACAGACTCCTACATCTCTGGTTGCTCGTCTGACAAAGGCTGCCAAGGCTTGGATCCAGAAGATCCTTGGGGTGGTTCCTGTAGACATGTATAGCCAGATCCTCTTCAACACGGAGATGATCCGTAATGAAGAATTCCCCGGTGGGTTTGATCTGGATGAAAACCAAGGTGAAGAAGTGACGCCTACAGCGAACACTTTCACCAACTTCTGGATCGACCGTTTGAGAGAACGTCTGGAACAGTCAAAGACTGCTACTGGGAACAATGCTCAAGAGCGTCTGCTGAGATACATCAAGACTGCTGATGATGCTCTGGTGAAGTTGGATTTTGGTGGTTTCGCTATGAGCGAATACCAGAAGAAGACCTTCACTGCGATCCATACAGTCATTGCAGCGGAATTGAGACTGGACAGCAAGGCTCTCATTGCTCTTGGCAAGACCTATGAGCATGTGGTGAACAACCTGACTCCTGCCATGTTTGGAACTGGTCAGGCTGCTCAGGATCGTTACTCTACGGTCATGGAACTGATGGGAGCCACCAAGAATGATGAAGGCATCTCGGACTCTATTGCTGTTCTTCTGGCTCTGTCTCAGACATCCACAGGCTTCAGAAAAGCCATGGAGCAACTGCCCCAGCCTGCTTCCCAAAGAGGTCAGAAGATCAAGTCTTTGAATGATCTGCTGACGACTTCTACTGGGTATCTGATGCAGAAGGTTGTGGCTTCGACAGATCTTGAAGGAAAGTCTGTCAAAGAGATCATGGACACTCTCAGCGATCAGATTCTGAGACAAGACAACGCTAATGAATTCAAGGCTCTGCAAGGGCTTATGAAGACGTTCACAAAGGCTGATACCTTTGTGGGTGGTGCTTTGTCTCAACTGGCTCAGAGAACCAATGCCATGAACAGAGAGGTTCAAGCCTCAACCAAGAATGGTCTGCTCAAGACTGTTTCTGGTGCTGTGACTCTGGCCACAAACTATCTTGACCCAAACCTGTCTAAGCAATCTGCCAAGGCAGCAAAGACTGCTACCCATATGGGTGGAATGCTGGATGGTCTGGTGTTCATTCGTGAACTGGTTTCTGAAATCGTGGGTGGTGATGCGATCAACACCAACGTCATTCAGATGCTGGACAAGGTGAACTATGTGGTCCAGTCCTCTCGTCAGGCTTACCGGGAAGAACTTCCGGTGATCTTCCAGAACGAATTCAAGACTCACCCGACTGCTGAACAGTGGAGAGATCTCCATCATGTTCTGGGTAAGGCTGATTTCGCTGCTCTGTTTGACATCGGAAACCCCGATGATGCCTTTGACATGTTGAGTGACCAGTCTCTTCTGGATCAGCGTATCAAGGATGCAGAGAAGAAGATCCGCAAAGAGTTTCCCGGAGAAGTTGGGAACAACATGCTTCTGAAAGGTCAGCAACTGGCTGACTTCATGAATGGGAAAGGAGCTGGGTTCCAGCTCTGGAAGAATGCCTATGCCATTCACAAATTGGCAGGAGGCAAGAAGCCTTTCATGGTCAAAGAGCTGGATCGTCTGATCAGCCTGTATGCCCTGAATGGGACAGACAAGACTCAGAGAGAGTCTGTGGCTCGTATGCAGGCAAGTGATCCTGATGGGGTTCACAACCTGCTGGTCTACGTTCAGGCTCTGAACAAGGAAGAAGACTCGAAGACCATCTCTGAGGCTGCTCGGATGAATGGCTACAAAGGTTACATTCCTGACCACAGCAAGGGTGAAACAAGCCTCATCATCGCCAGAGACAGCGAAAGAGAAGACCTTGAGAGACGTGGGTATGTGCGTGTTGCAGACGACACCACAGACAGCGGCTCACTGGTTTCACGGGGTTACTACATGACTACAGTGAAACAAGGTGGGAACTACTCTCAGGGCGTTCTCCAGCAGGTGCAGGATACCTATCGTGGTGTGAACGCTACGACGGGCCTGACAGTCAATGGGACGGTCTCTGGAGTGATCTCTGGGGTTGCTGTGATCTCGATCACTGATGCACTGAACAACGTGCTCACAGTGAACGACAACAAGCATGTGCTCATTCCTGTCATGGATCAGGATGGTGGAGTGCTCTTCTATGAGAGAGCGATCAATCCTGACTTGGCACAGAAGTATCTTCAGCCAGAGTCTAATATGGCAATGATGGTTGGTGCTTGGGCTGGTCGTCAGGTGGAAGAGAAATTCTCCCACGAATACAACCTTACTCTGGTCAAGGAGCTGAAGAAGATCTGGGACAACAGAGAACCAAACACAGATGGTCTGTTCACCAGAATGGATACAGCAAAAGACAAGATCTATGCCGAGAGCTGGAAGGTCATTCCTCCTCAGCTCAAGGAATATATCATGGCTGAGTTTGGTGAAGAGACTGGGTTCATGGTTCGTAAGGGCATGATCAACTTGGCTCTGGGTTACAGAGATCCATCTATCGTTGACGTGTTCACTGGAAACCATCGTCTGCCTGAGCCTGTGGTTCTGGCTGTGAAAGCAGTTGGAAAAATGACCATGGGAGACAAAGCCTTCAAATGGCTGGCAAACACAGAGACTGTGACAATGAACACAATCTCTTCTGCCAAGGATCTGATCGTGGTCAGATCTCTGGTGGTGCCTTACATGAACACTCAGTCCAACGTGTTCCAGCTTGTGAACCGTGGTGTTGGAACCAAGGCAATCATGAAAGGATACAGAGACAAGTTTGCTGAGATCGACAAACTGAATGAGAACCTGAAGAAGATCATGGGTCTTCAGGCTCGGATCAGACTGAAAGCCACAGACAAGAACAAGGTCGCTATCCTGAGACAGGAAATCCAAGTTCTTGAAGATGAAAACAAGCGTTTCTCAGTGGCTCCTCTTGTCGAGGCTGGTGCCTACAAGACGATCTCTGAAGGCATGACTGATCTGGATGTGTCGATCACTGATGGGAAGTTTGGAGATTGGTTTGAGAACCAACTCAACAAACTGCCTGCTGGTGTGCAGACTGTGGCCAAGTATGGGTTGCTGAGCAAAGACACAGCAATCTATCGTGGTGCCAACAAAGCTGTTCAGTATGGGGACTTCATTGCCAAGTCGATCTACTACGATCATCTGATTGAGACTGGCATGAAGCCTGATCAGGCAATGGCGAGAGTGAATGAAGAATTCGTGAACTTCTCTCTGCTGCCGGGTCGGACCAGAACCTATCTGGAGTCGATGGGTGCCACTTGGTTCCTGACCTTCAAGATCAGATCTATGAAGGTTGCTCTCCAGACGGTCAGAGAGAATCCTGTGCGGTCTATGGTGGGGATTGGTGTATTGGGACTGGATTCAGGTCCAGTAACTGACAACCTCGCTACTAAGGCTGTGGAAGGCACTCTGCCTTACTCACTGGGATGGGATATGTTGTGGGATGCTCCCGGTATGAACCCATGGGTCACAGTGACAGGCTTGTAAAAAGGAAAGGGAGTGGGTTTCCCCACTCCCTACTCTGACACGTCATTACTTCGGTTCAGGCTTCTCTTTGGAGAAATCTGTGACCAAGAACCAGATCAGACCCACTCCCGTGAAAAGCAGTCCGATTGGAGCCAGCACTGACAGAACGATCCCAAGGATCGCGCCTGCTACGAAGATGGCGATAGTCAGAATTCCTGCAATCAGGCTGAAGCCTGTTGCTGCAAGGATCATGCGTGTGAACATGATCCTCAGTCCGCATCAAAGATCGAAGGACGCTTGCGACCAGTGGTCACGGGCGCTTCGGTCTTGGAACCAGAACCCTCGTCGTCGGGGTCAGTATCCTCGGAGGATTCGCTGTCCGAGTCCCCGAAAAGGTTTCCCCGGTTGGAACCACCCCGAGTCTTCGGTTCTTCGGATCCAGCCCCGTCAGCCTTTTCATCGCTGTCGTTGCTGCTTTCCCCGAGTTGATCGACTCCTGAGCCTTGGGACTCAGTGTCACCTTCGGTTTCGGAAGAAAGATCTTCTTCTTCTCCTCCTTCAGCATCTCCTGAGCCAGAGAGATCATCGCCAGTTTCAGGATTTGCTGCCACATTCGGGATCACCACCTTGGGTTTGTTCTTGGAACCAAGGACACGGCCACCACGACGTTTGACGGGTTGGTCGGAGGTCGGAGTATTCGTCGAAGCCGGAACGGTGACAGCACCAGAGATGACACCATCCATGATGATCTCAGCTTGGATTTCGTCTCCGTTCACAGTCAGCTCGACACCAGAAGCACCGGGAAGACCCATCGTAGCAACGAAGGCTTCAAGGGCTTGCTGGATTTCGTTTTGATCCAACAGGATACGCATTGGCGTTTCTTTCCTTGGTTGAGTTTCAGTGATTGTCACAAGCACATGGGGATCGTTTGGACACAGAGATCCAAAAGAGAAAGAGATCCCAACTACATGCTTGTAGTCGTCATCGGGGATGATCTGGTTGAGCACCAGAGCATCAGAGAAAAACTTGTCCACAATGGAACCGACATTCATCGTGTCGAGTCGTGAACCACCTTTGGGGTTGATCTCATAGTGAAGACTGATTGCTTCCATAGATGGAAGACCACGAAGAAGAGGTTTCACAAAGTCATGAAAGGCTTTCTTCTGATGGTTCAGCTTGTAGAAATGGAGATTGCGATAGACATTCAGGTTGAGGCTTTCCTCATCACCTCCCTTGTTGACTTTCATCCTCATGGGAAGCTTGAGTTGGAAAACCCTACCATCAGTCATTCGCAGTCTCCGTCCGAATCAGGCTACAGGATGTAGCCCTCAGTCGTCGAACAGGGAAGAGGCTTTCTTCTTCCCTTCGTTCGAACCACTCTCAGCTTGGGACGTGAACGACTTGCCAGCAGCTTTCTTACCAGTGGACTTGTCGTAGGTTTCACCCTTGTTCCGTTCCAGCCACTTCTCGGCATAGAGACCATTCTCTTCCGGGATCTTGCGAATCGCCTTCAGGAGATGACCACCGTCCACCACATCATCGAAGCTTTCGCCCAGACCCTTGATGAACTCGGCCACTTCAGAAATGGTCACACGCTTGTCACCAGCGAAGAACTTGACGATCTCGTTTTGGTCACGAGTCTCACCAGTGGGTTCGTATTCCCCGGTGTTGTCGTTCTTTTTGGTCTTGTCCACAGTCTGACGCTGGACAGCGACTTGGACCATCTCACCGTGGAGTTCGGTGAAACAGGTCACTGACTGAGGCAGTTCCTTCTTGGCATCGAAGTCATAGATCTTCACCACCAGATCTTCAGTGGCGAGGTCTCCGAGATTTTTGCCAGCCACCAGCAGAGCCAGACCGTTCATCTGGTTGTAGCCCGGAAGGTTCTTGACCTCTTTGGTCTTCTTGTCGGTGTAGGTCACATCACCATTCTTGTTGGAGACCCAGACCTGAGAGCGAAGCTCACGGCCATTGATGTCCAGCAGGAGAGTGACGTTCCGAGCTTCAGAAGCTTGGGCTTTGCCGATGTAGGCCGTCTTGATCTTGGCCATATAGATGTCCGAGTCGAACACACCACCAGAGGGGACATAATCCTCGTCGATGGTATCTTTGGCAATCTTCTTGCCTGCAAACACGTTTGACATGTGTTCTCGTTCCTTCTTCTCAGGTTGCGAAGGGTCTATGCTTATTCAGCATAGAACTCCTTCAGTTGGTCGATGACGATCTGTGCATCGTTGTTGATGTAAAGCTCGTCGTCATTGAACAGACCGAAGGGAGAACGTATCCGATCACCCACAGTCTGTTTCGTGGTTCGAGTCTGGAAGACGTGCTTGAAGCCGATCTCCTCATCACGCTCGCTGATTGTCAGGAGCTTGTTGGGTCTGAGATCCTTGATCTTCACTTTCTTGCAGACGACGACAGTCGTGAAGTATGCCTCCAGACCGTTCTTTTTCAGAGCACCCTTGACGGGAACACTGTATTTCATCTGGTTCGTTTCTTCCTGAAGCTCACCATCAAGGTGGCCCAGCATCACTGAGTAGACATCGGCTTTTGCCACATAGTCATACATCAGTGTCTTGAAGAACTGACCATAGTCACCCCATGCTTTCATGGTGTTGGCAGAACCATTCACATGAACTGCCTCATAGCGTTCCATCATGAACGACACAGTGTCGATCACGACAGTATGGAAACGCTTGCCGGGGTTGTCGATGATGGCTTGATAGAGATCAAAGATCTCCAAAGGATCATCGACTGTCACTCGCTTGAACTTGTTCTTGAACGGCAAGGGTTTACCACCCTCACAGTTGATGTAGAGCACACCCTCTTGACCACGCAGATTAGCGAGAGAGAAGGACTTGCCTGCTCCTGACTCACCTGCAATCAAGAGGCTTTTCGGGTGTTCACTGTCCATGGGACTCCTTACTTCTTCGACATCTTCGAAGCGATGGATTTGAGAACGGTCTGTTGGATCTCATCCTTCTTCAAGGGTGAGGTGCATTGATCGTTCAGGGTGTAGATCTTGTGGGTGATCTCGTCATAGCTCATCCCAGCATCCAGAAGCATCAGACCAAACTTGGCCAGATTGTTGTTCCGGTTGCCTTCATCCATGTTGTTCAGGAACCAGCGTTCCAGATGGTTCAGACGACCCAGATCGACAATCGAAGTGCGATACTCGGTATTCTGTTTCGTCTTCGGAATGAAGGGAAGAACGTTGACCAGATTGGGTCCACGATGCAGCTTGATCGTAGATCCTTCGTTGGTCATCCACTTCTTGGATCTCTGGTTTGCAGAGGTATCCGACTCGAAGGGGAGCCACAAAAGGAAGCTGTTCATGAACTCCCGGTAGTCAACCTTGTCCAGATTGAGGACATAGTTGGTAGGCATGATCAACCGGAAACGGTTCGCCTTGTCAGTGTGTCTCTTGGTGGTGCTGGTGATGAACGTATAGTCCTTCATCAGCTCATGGACGGCATTTAACGAGATTGAGCCATCCACGTCCACCACAAGGAGATTGAAGCCTTCCAGAGCATTCTCTTCGGCTCTGTGCTCTTTGTCAAAGCCATGGTTGCACCAGTGGAGATCTTTGGCTCCCAGAAGCTGTGGAAGCTTGTCGAAAGGCTTCTGGTAAGAGACATAGTTCTGAGCGAAGTGGTCCGAGTAGCTGAACATGATCTTCTGAAGATCTGTCTCTTGCAGGGTAGAGCCAGAGAAGAATTCAACTCCAGAGACCACTGTCTTCTTGATGACCACATGATTGCCCACACCCCATGCCATTGCCAGATCCATGATCTCCTTACGGGGACCAGTGGAAGTCGGGTAATAGGGAAGATCTTCGACCAGATCAGCATGGGTGAGTTCACCCGGAGAAGCAGCGATATACTTGGCCAGACGGACGAAGTTACGCTCACGCTTCAGGAGCTGCTGGAAGCTCACACCTGACTCTTCAGCCACTTTGATGCCCTGCATCAGGTTGGCCATAGTGATGTCCTTGGAGCCATCGAGATAGGCATAGACACCAGCCAGCTTCAGAGCCTTGAAGTAGCGATGGCTCATCTCAGCTTTGCGAATGACTTCATGCTCAGCCATACCATTGGCAAGGCTTTCACACAGAAGACGATAGGCAACCAGCTTCACACCAACTTCACGAGGAACCTGAAGCTTGGTCCCATAGTGAGCTGGATCAGCGAAGTTCTTGAGGATGCCTTTCCACTTCACAAGGTTCTGAGAACGGTTCTTGGAGACGAGACCATTGTAGACATCTTCTGGATTGACAGAAGCGTTGTAGATCTCAGGCTTTCCCAGACCGAAGAAACACCGACGAGCGTAGCCAATCTCAAGGAAGCTGTAGAAGTCTTCCTCAGTCTTGGCTCCGTCGAAGAGCTTGGAAGTGGTGCCAAACATCAGCATGTTGGCAGGAGTTGAACCATGAAGGTCGATACCCCGCTCATTGTCTGCTGTGTTCTTAACAAGCTTCGTCTTGATGCGACCAAGGTCATACAGCTCAAGAAGCATGTTGATGATTTCAGTCTGACCCGTGAGGTTGGATCCGATCTCATCCATTTGGAAGTTGATCGAACCAGCACGAGCAAGAAGAAGCTTGTAGCGAAGCTGTTTGACAGCAGGCCCAGTGCCTGAGTCAAAGATGAAAGGAGCATGTCCCTGACGCTTGAAGTCGGCTTCCAGCAGAGCTTGTTCAGCAGCCTGATCACCAGATTTCGCAGCAGCGATCTCGGTAGCCAGATCGTAGATCGACTTTTCAGCGATGAAGGGGAAGACCTTCTGAACGAAGTTTTCCCGGAAGTCAGAGATGATGTCTTCCATTAGAGAGACAGAGTGACCCTTGCCAAAGCCAGAAGTGGCCAAGGCAATCGAATAGATGTTGACCGGGATCTTGCCCCGTTCAGCACTCTCGATAGTCACTCGCATTGCACTGGGGATCAGTCCAAGGAAGTAGGCAACTTCAGCCTGAAAGAAGTCACGGTTGACGTTGCCTGTTCGATGGCAGAGGAGATCAACGATCTCACTCATGGCAATGTGATGGGGAGTGCTTTTCAGCACTTCCAGATCAAAAATTCTGGAAGTCATGGGAGTGGTTCCTTGTTCAGATGGTTTATCGAGAAGAACCGTCGTCGTTGAAGTATCGCTTACGCTGCTCACAGACTTGGAATGCGTTGCAATACATGCAGGCTTTGGGTTCTCCGGCTTCCTTGATCACCACACCTTTGCCCTTCTCTTGTTGATAGAGAACGGCTTCGCTTTCCTTGTCAAAGTGTTTGGTGCAACGACCACCAGACTTGGCTGTCTCAGGGTTCGAGTAATACTTGAACACATCATCAGCTCTCCAGAGCTGTTTGTCTGTGCATTCAATCATCTTCGACTGAGGCAGTTTGGCATTCTTGCGGATCTCAGCCAGCTTGGAAGACAGCCAGATCTCAGTTTCTTTCAGGCTCATGAGTTTGAACTCTTTGTGAGCCACACGAGCTTGAGGATAGTTCTTGTCTGTCTTGGCTCTGTAAGAAGCCCAGTCAGTAAAGATGAACTCGATCCTCATCACATCATCCTTGATCAGCTCAGGGAAGATGAAACGGTAGAGAGAACCTTGAAGAGCATAGTCTTCATCCTTGGAACCAGAAGTCCAAGAATAGGTCGAAGTCGATTTGAAGTCCCGATAAGACGAGCCAATCAGAAAATCGAGCTGACCAGTCAGAATGATGTCTTCGAAAGGCTTGAACCCACGTTGCTCCAGATAGATAGGAATGATCCTATCTTCCATAGGCTTGTCCATGGGAGGATTGATCCTGATCCTGTCGATGATCGACTGAGGATAGTGGAGCTTCTTCATGGCTCCTTGCCAGTCACCTTCAGTCCATGCCCGTTCAATGGCATCATGAAGGCTGTGACCCATACGAGATGAGACCATCTCGCTGACATCCATGGTTTCCTTGGTGAAGTCCACCTTGCGTTGCAGGATGAGCTGACGAGTCGGTTTCATCAGAGTGGTGACTGAAAGCAGCTCACCGGGAGGAGCATTCTCAGCTCCAGACTTGTAGCCCTCTTGCAAGAGCCAGACAGCCAAGGGCAGATCAATGCCCATCTGGTTGGTAATCTTCACTTGGTTTCTCCTTCAAGTTTTACCAAATGCTTCTTGATCAAGGACTTAACCTTGGCTTCATCAGCATCATTGGGGATGTCGAAGCTCTTGGACCAGTTCGGATAGAAGATCGCCAAGCTGCCACTCATCTTGATGTGTTCGTTCTGGATCAGGGGGTCTTCCTGCCAGCTAACCTCTTTGGAGAGGTTAGTGTTGGTGTAGAGAAGCGTCTCCATGTCATCGCGGATGAGATAGTAGGACGCATCGTGTATCTGAGAACAGGGCTTGATGTCGAGTCTGTGTTTGCTCTGTCTGACCTTTTTCATAAAGCCAGAGACAGCACGAGAGTTCAACATGCACCAGCTTTGACCAAGGGCATTACCAGCAGTTCTGCCTTCAGCAGCAGCCTCGAAAGGCGTAGCACTGGTTCCCAAGACGACCTGTTTCAGAAGAGGAGTTCTGAGCCTCAGACCAAAAGCAAGAGTGACATAACCATCCTTGCAAGCTTGGTCGAGTCTGTCTTGAACCCATTTGTCAGACACAACGTAAAGCTCATGGTAACGAGCTTCCACAGTCTGAGCCAGTTCTTTGGCAAAGCCACAGTTGGCCATCAGAGTGATGTAAGTTCCCTGATAAGTCAGAGCAAAGGTTGGAGACTTGGAGTCCTGACGGAAAGCAGGATAGCTCACCTTGATGCTGTTGATACGGGCGACATCATGCTCAGATGGGGAAACTTCATGCAGCTCCGTTAGGGGTTGGGCTATTCTTTGCATGACGCTCCTTCTCTTGGTTCTGGAAGAGTCGTGAGACTCTCACACCTTTCCCACTGCCCACAGGCCACTCAAGGAGGGAATCCCCCTTGAGCAGCATGGTGACTTTGGGATCAGCAGTTCGGACAGCATACATGTCCGGGTTCTTCAGTCTGCGGATTGATCCCTCTTGTGACATCAGACAAAGATCCAATCATCAGCAAGAATGTCAGTCTGAGAAGCCAGCCAAGGCACGATCATGCCATCAGCAGTCTTCATGTCGATGTGGCCATGGTATTTCACCTTGGTTCCCTCACCGAGGATCGAGAGTAGAGGTTCACGATTGACCTCGAACTCAGAACCCGGAACGAGGAAGATGAACATGTTCTTCCCATTCCAGCCCTTGCGAGCAGCACGAGCACCATGGTTCTTGACTTGATCCAGAACCAAACTGAACGGAAGTCCAGCCTTGATCTCGAAATAGGCTTCTTCGAAGACAGCCTTGGGAGACCAGCTCACATAGCCCGGAAAGCCCTCCAGATTGGGCGGAGAAGCCTCACTGGGTTCATACTGGACCAGATAGCCCTCATCAGTGCCATCCTCGTCAGCGGGCAGCTCCCAGCCTCTCAGGGCATTGTAGTCAGCCCGATTCATCGGCTTGGCTGTGATCAGCTTGGAACCGACGTATTGCTTCAGATCTTTCATGGATCCCTCATTTGTTCAGGAGTTTGAAAAGCTCGGATCCCAACATGGTTTGTCCGAGGTATTCTACCGTCTCTTCCGAGTGGAAGTAGATGGTCTCATCCCCGATCTTTGCTTTGTAGGCAGTGGCTGTCGGAGGACAAGTCTGGATGTCAGGCATGTGCTCACCGAAGTAAGCAAAGGCTCTGAGGCAGTGGCCGTCATACCCATCTGTGTAGACCTTGATCTTCTCAGGATCTCTGGTTGTAACAGCCGAGATCTTGTCTTCAAGAGAGTCAAAATCCAAACCACAGAAGAGCCATCCCGGTGGAGCTTCAAAGCATTCCTTGATGAGTTTGGCAAGTCTTGCTTTGGCTTTGGTAGAGCCAGAAGCAGGGATGTTCTGCATGTTCGGATTGTTCGATGACAGACGGCCAGAGGCTGTCCCACCAAGCCTGAAGTTTCCGAACAGGTAGTGCCAACCATCGTTACCCTCCTTGGCCTGTAGAAAGGCTGGCAGGAACGTAGAGAGGATGATCGCAGAAGCTTTGTATTCGATCAGGATGTTCAAGAAGAGGATCACCTCTGGATCACTGGTATGCTTGAGAAGCTTTTCCAGTGTGTCAGCACCTGTAGCCGGAAGCTTGGTGTCTGTGTAATCCAGAACAGGCAAACCAAGGAAGTCCTGAGAGTATAGAAACTCTTGAAGCTGCTTGGGAGAACCGGGATTGAACGTGATCGTTCCCGGTTTCACATCTGCCTTGGTGATGACCTTCTTCTTGTATTCGGAGTTCTTCTTGGCCACATGCTCATCAAGCATTTGGTCAACGAAGCTCTTCACGATTCCAAGGTTGTTCATCAGCCGAATGTGGTTCTCAGCTTCCTGCTGGAGCTGTCTATTCAGACGAACCACTTTCTTCATGTTGATGGGCATACCCGTGAGCTGCATCTGAATGATGTCAACTACAGCGGGTCTGAAGATCTGATAATAAACACCCATCTGATCGTCAGCAATCATGATTGGCAGATTCTTCTTGTAGACATGCCAAGTGGCAAGACCGTCTGTCAGGTTATATTTCAGGAGATCCTTGAGAGGAATCTTGGTGATGTCGTGGATCTCTTCCTGAGCATAGTTTCCTGCAAACTCTTGAGCTTGAGTTTTGAGACCCAGCTCATTCCCTGAGCAGGAATTGGTTGCCAAATAGGTGATGATCTGAGAGCAATCCCAATTTCTCAGGATCACTTCGAGACCTTCCAGCATACCTTCTTGGTCCAAAATGTGGTCCATGAAGAGTTGGTAGATCAGAACATATGCGTCATAGCAGATGTTGTGATAAGTCATCTTCCTGCGGAAAACCTGGAAAAACTTCTTCAAGGCTCTCCTGATTCTCAGGTTCTTGACCTGCATTCCCAAACCAGTGGAAGGATCAGTCACATAATCCACTGGGAAAGCTATGCCTTCATTTTCAGTCCAGCAGAAAGTGATGGTCCCAATTCCAGCATCGTAATGCTTCAGGCTGAAGCCTTCGATGTCACAGGTCAGATCCACATCCATTTCATAGAGCTTGTCCAGCCAATCAAGAATCTCTTGATCAGTCATTGGATAGGCTTCGAATTTGATGATGGACTGTCCAATGGGAGTCTTGTCTCCTTTCATCCAGCGAATAACCGACGACACTCCAATGTCGATTTTGGCTTTGGTTTTTTCTGGGTCATAGAAGACACGACCATAGTTCGGGAAGTAGGTCACATCCACTCCATGGAATATGGAGGGATAGATGTCACCAATGGTGGCATCTGTTTTCGATTGTCGAGACAGAACCTTGAAGTATTCAGGGTGAGTCACGATCAGGAAGTTGATTCCACGAGAAATCAGATGAGGCATCAGATCATTCAGGTATTCCTTGATCTGATTGTTGCTCGTCTTCTTCTTGGTTCGATCCTGATAGAGGTTGCAGACCATCAGTGATGACCCAAGTTGGAGAAGATCCCCGTAGTGCTTCTCTACTTCCTCGGGTTGAATCCGGGGACATAGAATGGCGATGTTCGGGGAAGATCCTTTCCCAATAATCTCGTATTTCATGGCTTCTCCTCATTGGAAATACCGATCAGGAAGCTTGCCCCGAATGAACAGCCTGCTTCTGGGTCGGCTCAGAGCGACATAAAGCATACGAGCTGTCTGATCGAGATTGGTGCAAGTTCCGATGTCTGACAGATCCACAATCACAGAATCATATGTTGAACCCTGAGCTTTGTGGGCTGTGGATGCAGACACTGAACGGAGATCCGGGAAGTTGTTCTTGACCTTGAAGTATTTGTCCCACTGCTTCCGGGAGCTGTAATACTTCATGGCAGCATCACGGTCTTGGTAATGCTTGAACACAGTGACCTCATAGAGGACATGGCTCATCACATCTTCGACCTGAAGTGTGACAGTAGGAACATGATTCCCCGGAACGATGTGGGGGTCATCCTGTTCAGAGACGATGGCTTTCACTTGAACCACTTGGTCAGTGTAGAGACGTTCTTTCCCCAGCAATTCAGCAGAGCTGTTGTTGGAGAGAATCTCACCGACTTCGTAGGATTTGGAGTATCCACGAATCTGACGAATGTAGTCATTGTATTGCAGCACCCTCTTGTTGGTGTAGCAAATGACTCTCTTGCCGGGATCTTCTTTCAGGAATTCCCTCTCAAGGATTCCCTGAACAGTGGTGCCATCAACAAAGTCGATGACTCCGGGGACTTCCTTGATTGGAAAGAACTCACCAGTCAGAACTGTCTGTTTGGCTTGTTCGCAAAGAGCCATGAGAGCAGGCTGATTTGCGTTCCGAACAGGCTGAGTCAGATAACTGATCTGGAAGTTCTGAGTGTAGATGGGGGAAATGGTTTCCTTCACAGGAGCCAATTGGTTCTTGTCACCCACAAAGAGAACCTTGCAGGTATTGTCCAAACCTTTTTCAAGGTATTTGAACAGATCCTTTGTCACCATTGAGCATTCGTCGATAATGACGAAGTAACCAGAGTGGACTTTCCAATTGGGAGTAGGGACAATGGATGTCTCACCAGTGGCGAAATTCTCGTGAACTCGGAGGTTCATGAAGGAGAAGATGGTGCCAATCTCTCCAGCCCTTTGAGGCATGGCATCAGAAATAACCGCAGCAGCTTTGTTGGTGGTTGCGGTAATTGCCACTGAATGGAGAGGCACTTGAGGCGCTTTGTGCTTCAGGATGTTTTCAGCGATCTGGCTGATGAAGTAGGTCTTGCCTGTTCCTGCACCGCCTGAAACGTGTGCATATTTCTGTGTTGGATCATTGATGAACTTGATTACATCAAGGAATCCAGCCTGTTGGCCCTTGTTCAAGCCCATGGTTCTGTTCCTTTTCTTGGTTTAGGGGGAGAGATTGCTCTCTCCCCCGCTTGAGATCAGCCACACTTGGAGTGGCCACAATCCAGACAGGCAAGGCATCCAGACTCGTTCTTCATGTTGGAGCTGTGGCACTTTGGGCAAAGCTCAACTTTCTGAACAGAGACTTCGGGGATCTTCCCTTCAGGAGCAACCTTCACATCGTTGGGGATGTAGTTGATTTCCTTCATGAATTCCTCGATGACACCTCCAATGGCAGCAGCATCAGAGGGGACATACCGCCCCTTGGTCCAGCTTCCACCTCTGGGATCAAAGACTGCTTTCAGCTCTTCGACCACGAAGGAAACGTCACCACCCCGCCTGAAGATGGCTGAGATCATACGAGTCAGAGCCACAGTCCATGCGAAGTGTTCCATGTTCTTGGAGTTCATGAAGACTTCATAAGGGCGCTTCTGCCCATTCTCTTCGATGTAGGTCATAGAGACATACATCGCATGTTCAGATCCACCAGTCTTGATCTTGTAGGTTGACCCTTGCAGAGCTTCAGGACGACCAGCAAGAACTTGAGGTTCAGGCTTGGTCTCTGGTTCTTCCTTTGGTTTCTCTTCGACAGCGAGAATGGAACCAGTGACAGGATTGGGCCGATAGGTGGTGCAGCCTTTGCAGCCAGACTCATAGGCCATCATGTAGACTTCTTTGAAGTCTTCAAAGGAGATCTCTTCAGGCAGGTTGATGGTCTTGCTGATAGAGCTGTCCACCCATTTCTGAGCTGTTGCCTGCATCTTCAGGTGAGCAGAAGCAGGAAGATCCTGAGCTGTCATCAGACAAGGGATGGGTGCATCATCATCGAAGTTGATCAGCTCACGATAGAGTCGAACAGCGTAGTCTTCGACCTTCTCCTGTCTCTTGGTTCCATCAGGGTTCAAAACCTTCCGAGTGTAAGCAGGAGCGAAGATAGGCTCGATACCACTGGAGATGTTGCCAGCATAGAGGCTGATGGTCCCTGTGGGAGCAATTGACATCAGGTGGCTGTTTCTGATCCCATGCTGGATGATACCATCTTGGATGTCTTCAGGCAGACTTGAGATGAAACGACCAGCCACATACTTTTGACGTTGTTCCAGAGTCATGGTCACAGGGCAGGGTCCATAGAGCTTGGCAAGCTCGATAGACTGTCTGTAGGCAGCACAAGTCATGGTCATCATGATGGTGTCCAGAAGGCTTGCAGCCTCGTCTGAACCATAGGTCAGACCCATCATAAGCAGAGCATCAGCCAGACCAGTGATCCCAATTCCCATACGACGTTTGGCCTTGGCTTCAGCCAGTTGCTGGGGAATGGGGAACAGGGAAATGTCGATGACTGCATCAAGGATTTCCACAGCCTGCTTGGTGACTTTCTCCAAAAGATCCCAGTCGATGTAGGCATCTTTGGTGAAAGCATTGATCACCACTTTGGTCAGGTTCACTGAACCAAGGAGACAAGCTCCGTAAGGAGGCAGAGGTTGCTCACCACAAGGATTTGTGGCTGCAATAGTCTCAGCATACCACAGGTTGTTCATTGCATTGATCCGGTCGATGAAGATCACACCCGGTTCAGCAAAGTTGTAAGTGTTGTCCATGATCTTTTCCCAAAGATCTCTGGCTCTCACTGTCTTGTAAACCCGACGTTCACCATGACGATTGGTGAAGTGAAGGTTCCAGTCAGCGTCATTCTTCACGGCATTCATGAATGCGTCTGTGACCAGCACACTCAGGTTGAACATACGAAGACGCAGAGGATCTCTCTTGGCCGTGATGAAGTCTTTGATGTCAGGGTGGTCACATCTCATGGTTGCCATCATGGCTCCACGACGAGAACCAGCACTCATGACTGTCCGACACATTGCGTCCCAGACATCCATGAACGTCAAAGGACCAGAAGCGTCAGCATCCACACCTTTAACAGGTGCCCCTTTGGGACGAAGAGTGCTGAAGTCGTAGCCGATTCCACCACCTTGTTGCATGGTCAGAGCAGCTTCCTTGAGCATGTCAAAGATACCTGCCATGGAGTCAGGAATGGTGCCCATGACATAGCAGTTGAACAGGGTCACATTCCGACCTGAACCAGCTCCAGCAGTGATCCGACCAGCAGGAAGGAACTTGAAGTTTTCAAGAGCCGAGTAGAACTCACGAGTTCGGGAAGCGATCACAGTGTCAGGAAGGTCCATGGTGTGATCATGGCCATACAGCTCAGGCTGAGAGTTTGCACAGGCTTTGGCGATACGCATCCAAGTATCTTGGACCGTTTCATCATCTGGCACATCTTCTCGTTGAGTGATCAGACGATACTTTTCCCTCCAGATCTGTTCAGAGATCGGTTGGGAGAAGGGGTTTGTTGAAGACATGATGTCCCTTTCTTCAGTTGGAAAAACAGAAGCCCCCACTGGTTTGGGTCGGGAAAACCAGCAGGGGCTTCACTCACCCTCGACCCTGATGCAAGCAGGGTGGGGTCAGGTTCAGAACGTCAGACATGTTTCCATGTGACGAAGTTTTTGATCATGGAAATGTTTCCTTTGGAGACACCATACATCTTCCCGAGCTGAACTGTGGATAGGGTGGAAGATCGGATTTCCCGTATCTGTTGTTCAGTTAGCTTGGAGAGGTGCGATGCTTCTCCTTTGGTTTGGTTTCCATGATCCACCATATCTTGAGAGTTGTCAGCATTGCTTCCATATCTCAAGTTCAATGGTGTATTGTTTGTCTTGATCCCATCATTGTGAAGCACAATGAGACCCAGAGGAACAGGTCCAATGAAAGCCATGGCTACCAGCCGATGAGCTAACACATTGGTTTTGATGGCATTCACTGAAAAGACAAAACAGACATAACCATCTTTGTTGATGACTTGAGCCAGAGGCTTTGTCTTCCCAACACGTCTGGCATTTCCTTGGTCACTGATCTCATAGTAACCTTCGAAGCCTACACAGTCTTTCCAGTTTTCCATCAAAAAGTTCCCCAGTATTGGGCAGACGGAGGCAAGTGGGACTTCCACATCTCATCAAAGTAGCAGTTGTCAGGTGCGTATTCGAAAAGAGGAGCGATGTCCTCTTTTCTGAACCCACCTAGACCACAGCCAACCTGTGTCACTTGGAAGTCCAGTTCGGGATGTTCTTTGGCGTAGGAAAGGAACTTCTGCACATGGTCAGTCACCTCGTCAAGAGACATGAAGGTGATGTTGTAGCCCTTCGTAAGAAGCGCATAGCAGCTTCCTGTGGGGCCTTCTCCTACGCCCATCTCAGCACCCCTATACTGGGCAGCATAACGTGCTGCACCAGCTCCGTGGATGCCAGAGCGATTGCTCCCGAAGACGAAGACCATCTTCGAGGTGTCCATGGTTTGACGCATTCCTTTGAGCCTTTCAGAGCCAGATGAAAACCGAAAAGACGAGTCTTTCAGGTAAACAGGTTGATCTGGGGTTCAAAGATGTCTTGGTTGATTCCAAGATCTTTGGCCATCTCAATGATCATTTCATGCTGCTTCACCCAGTCAGGCTGTTTCACAACCCAAGGATGAAAGATCTCAGCATAGAGATGGCATTCCAGACGATCAGCAAACCTGAGCCATTTGGCTTCATCCAGAGTGAGTTCAAACTGAGGAATGCTGTGTTTCCGGGCAAGCTGTTCTTCAGCTTCAGCATGGGCACGGCCAATCTCAGGGAACATCCTCTTGAAAGGATAGCTGAGATCACCAGCCCACTTCTCTCCACAGTCATGGGCAATGGCTTGACCCAGAAGGTTCCGAGAAGGATTGGGGTGGAGTTTCAGAATGATCATAGCCACACCCCAGCTATGGTCAGCATCTGTCTGATGCAGTCGAGCCATCACAGGATTGGTGTGATAGCGAACTGTCTGACCAGTCGCATGAGCAGTCCTTACGTTGGACATTCGCCTTCCTTTCTCATTCTCCAGTAGAAGACGGGAAGACGAGCATTGTTCTCTTCATGCTCATTCATCACGCTCACACTGTATTCAGCCCTTGCATCACTGCGTTCAGACTGGACCACAATCTCTTGTGATCCATTCCGTTTGCAGACAAGGAACTTCTCGTTGGGAAGAATCGCTCTACCTTTGTCAAAGTAGATGATTTCTTCAGGAGGATCAGTTCGCAGCATCGGCCTTCTCCAGAGGACGAATGCGATGATCAGGGGCGAAGATCGGGAGACGTTTCCCAGAACGCACGGTCTGGAAGATAACGCCCATCAATCGAGTCTTCGATTGCTGTTTCTTCATCTTCTGGAATTCCGGTGAATTCTGGAACTTCGTCTCCTCCTCGATCATGAAGGGAAGCATCATGGTTGGATAGCTGACCGTGTTGTTCAAGAATGCTCGTGACATTGGAAGCCTTTCTGGATCGTTCGATCCTGAGTTTCTGGTTCTTCTTGTGCGTGACCATCTGAAGATGATCAGGGTTCACACACAAGCGATTGTTGCACTTGTGGTCGATCTGTTTCTTGCCGGGGACGAACCCATTGTTGTTGGTGTAAGCGACGATGTGAACCGCCACTGTCTGACCGTCAAGAGACATCCGAGGGTATCCACCACCACGACCAGTCCCGGAATGAGAGCCTTGCCAGACATGGCAGGGAGTCTCGTATCCGCAGTCCTTGATGACAATGTTTGACTTGATCTTGTCATCAATGAGGGTTCGTCTGCACATCAGAACACCACCCTCCCCCACAGGACGTTGAGGGCGATCCAGACCTGTCTGGGGAGAGCCTTGAGAGCATCCCAGCGATACAGGGTGTCCCGCATCTCGTAGTATCGAGCCACACGAATGGACTCAAAATCGAGATCAGCATCATCGTCAGTGGTCCAGCCATCACCACGGGTGTAGTGAATGTTGGCGTTTTCGATCATGTAGTAGCCATCGGGAAGTTCCCCGATGCAACCTTCGATCATGTAGTCGAGACACCCACTCTCGTAGTGTTCACACGAGCAGAAGCCGTTCTTCTCAGGAAACTGGGACGAAAGAACGTAGTGGATGATGACGTTGCCATCCTCGATTTCGAAAAGAATGTCTTCAGGGATGTTCTGATACTCAGGATCATAGCCGAGTTCACATTCTTCGACTTGCATCTCAAAGCCCATGCTGGCCTCCTTGGTTCAAATGAAAGTCGCCATGGCTGGGGGCAACCATGGCGACTCAGGCAAGTCTCAGGACTTGCTTTCTAGGAAAGCAAGCCTAGAGGCTTGTCATTCGGCATCCTGAATCTTCTGCTCTTCAGCAGCAGTCAGGCCGAGAGCTGAATAGCTCTTCTTGGCCGACGACTTGAACAGCTTCACAGCTTTCAGATCTTCAGGCTTCTTTCCGCCAAGGATCCAGTTGTTGTAGAGCTTCCGCATCTGCTCTGCCTTGGTGGCAGGCTTCGGCGGTTCACTCGACTGAACCATCTTGGCGAAATCATCATCACTCTTCACGGGAGCCTCCTCTTTGGGTTCAGGCTTCGGTTCCTCTTTCGGAGGCGAAACCAGAGAGAAAGGATCACCATACTTCTCGATCCAGCGACCGATAGAACGGGTCGATGTCACGAGCTGACGAGCGATTTCAGACTTGCTGATGCCATCCCGAATCATCTGGAAGGCTTTGGCCACTTCTTCCAGCAGGGTCGGAGCCTTGGCTTGAGCTGCCCGAGTCGTAGCCATCACATCTTTCGACGGTTCAGGCTGCTTGTCGGTTGCCAAAGACTTGCCGGACGAAGTTGCCACAGGCTTCACCATGGGTGCATTGCTACCTTTGATGGGGGTGACTTTGACGATCTCACCATAGTTCCCCACTTCGATTTCTTCGAAGGGACGAACATGGTTTCCTTCGACAGCACTCTTGATGAGCTTTTCGAGGCTGGTATCCCCTTCGACGTGGGAACCAGTATTCACCTTGTCATGGGCATTGCTGCTCATCACACCGATGATTTCATAGGCACAGACACGAGCTTTCGTATCTTTACCCACAGGCACAGCGATGAAGTCTTCAGGGTTCACCAGAACGATAAGAGTGTGAGAACCCCTGAAGCCTGCCATGTAGCCCAGATTAGCCACATGGAGACCAGTTGAGCAGGACTGGTGACGGCTGGGATCGACCAGATCGACCTTCATCGTCACACGAGAACCAACACGCTGCTTGACTTTGCCAGTGTGGCAGTCAACGAAGTAGCCCTTGTCAGTGCCAGACTTCACTCGCTTGTAAGCGATGATCCGACCATCATTGGTCAGAGGCATCTCAGACAGCTTGATGAACTTCATCAGGTCTTCACCGGAATGCTTCCGCTTTTGGAGCACAGGAGCCAGACGCTTCAGGAAGTTGGCCACAGAAGGACTCTTCTCGTTGGAAGCCCGCTGGATATGACCAGACAGGTTTTCGACATCAGGGATGGTGACTTTTTCATCACCGACCTTGACGGCCACAGAGACTTTCCGAGGATAGAAGATCCCCTGCACTTCACGACCGTTGATGATCTGGGTGACTTCGATGTCATGGTCTTCCAGATCACTGGGAAGAATCTTGGCAATCTTGGAATAGTCTTCCAGCTTGATTTCAACAGCATTTGTGCCTGACAAACGAGGAGTCAGGAATTCAGAGATTTTCGCGGTATCGTAGTCGCCATCGTTGCGAACTTCGATCAGTTCGCCCGTGATGGTGAAGAGAGTGATTTTGTCACTCGACACCAGCATGGAGGTGACTTGTTTGATGGACGGATCCATTGGGTTTCCTTTGCTCATGAGAACAGTTTGAGGGTGGTAATGACCGAATCCACGAACTCATTCTGTTTCGTGGGTTCAGTTTCAGACCACAGAGAAGAGATGGTCGAAGAGTTGAAGATCTTCGAAGCATCACACATCTTGCGGATGTTCTTGGACTCTGGGTCTTGTCTCCAGAGATCTTCCAGATCCTTGGAAACTTTCCGTTTGGTGTTCACAAGGGGGTAATACCCTGTGTTCATCAGAAGTTGGATCCCTTGAGATTCATACCAGAAGTCTGAATCATTGGAGTCCACAGGCTCCATACCCAGTTCCAGTTGGATCAGGGGATGGCGAAGAAGGGTATCCGGGAAAGGAGTCCACTCATTGATTCGTGCAGCTCGAACGATATTCATCATTCGATCCACATTGGTAGACTGAGCGTCATACCATTTGATCACTTCGTCATAGAAGGGGATTGCTCCCAGCTTCTTGACTGCATCCACAGAACGAGAGTGGTTGAGAGCCACAAACTTGGGATGCTTCTTCATGAACCAGTAGACCAGTTCACGTTCAGGACGTTCTCCCGAGCTGTAGCCTTTCAGGGTAGCCTGAGTGGCATAGAAGAAGTGAGTCGGATCAGTGAGCTGATCTCCCGGATTGCTGCTTTGCCAAGTCTCAGCATTTGCAGGACGAATCAGAGGATAAGTCGGAATGACCTTGGCCTTGGGAGTGTAGACTCTCTTCTCTGGTTCAGCAGCTTCGTAGATGCTGAATCCCATTTCCAGAAGAATCTTCTTGGCTTTCTCATATGCCCCTTTCCGTTCATGGACGACGTAAGCAGGGCAAGCAACACTTACACCGTCGTAGTAGTAGTGACGGCCTCTCATGATGTTGCTGTGAGCTTGAACCAAAGAAGGAGTCATCATGTCTTTCAGCACGGTGGCTGTCTTGGCAATGATGACAGTCTTGTCCATCATACAGAAGGACATCTGCTCTCCACGCTTCTTGGTGAAGAGGTCAGTCAGACAGATGCCTTTGGGTTTCCGAACCAGACGAGGATCATCAGCTCTGAGGTTCTTGGTTCCATATTCCGTCTTGGGAATGTTGGCGAAACCACGATCCCATCCAGCAGACTCCCAGTCGTCATCCTTGCAGACCCTCATGACAGGATGCAAAGACAGATCTTCAGGATAGGCTTCTTTCATGGCTCGCACGAAATTTGCCTGATCTCTCAAGAACTTGAGACGAGTGAACTCAGATACAAAGGTCTGAGAAGCATCTCTGGTATGGAGAGGGAAAGCCTTGTGGAAACTCTCTTTGAGAGCAGCATAAGCCAAAGGCTTGGATTCAGGATAAACCTTGATGAACTCTTTGAGCAACATCATCCTCCAGCGGTTCACACTCACATGCCTCATGACAGCACTTGTCTGATAGACAATAAGCTGAACCATGACTTTCCAGAGATTGGTTTCGACATCAGCAGGCTTTTCTTTGAAAAGCCTTTCGATGAGGACATGCTTCAGACCACCTGCATCTTGGTCAGCACCAATTTTGGCGACTTCGATGAAAGCGAACTCACCTTGGATGTCGTTCTTCTTCTTGTCTTCAAACAGGATCTTGAAGAACAGACGAGTGATTGGTTCAACCAGAACTTCAAATCGTTCCATGCAGAGTTCGAAGGTAGCCTTCACACTCTCCTTGGATTTCTCACCCATGTTGAGACCTTCCCGGTTGGGAAGAGGGCTGAGAGTGTCAGGAGCAAAGCCAACGAAGAGATCGAAGCCTTTGGAGATGAGCTTCATGAAGTCATACTCATCAGAGTATTCTTCGAAGTTCGGGATCTCATACCGAACACCACCGTAGACTGCCCAGATTCGCCCCTGACGATGGTTCTCATCAATCAGGTATTCTCCAGCAGCCAAAGTAGTAGAGTCTACGAATTCGTCTGGTTCACCTTCCAGATGGACCATAGCTTTGATTCCACTGAGGAACAGAACGTCCTTCACATTCTCATAAGCTTTGATCAGATCCCCTTTTTTAAGGGGAACAGTGACCAGAAGACCTGTCTCTGTGGTGGGAACACGAACCAGAGAAGTCATCCCCGGCTTGTCTTCATTGGCTTCAGAGACCCGAGAGATGAGATACATGTTCTTCATGCCACCAAAGAATGAGGTGACAGTGAAAGACTCGGTATAGGCGAAGGGGGATTTGGATCCCAGACCGAAACCACCAGTCTGATTCTTGAGCTTGCGCTTGGTCGAACCACCATACATGCAATAGATTTCGTGCATGTTGTCGTCGTTCTCACCGGGTTCGATACCCGGACCATAGTCCCGAATGACCAGACCTGTGGTTTCATTCAGGTAGATGTCGATGGGACGATGCTGACAGTTGCCCATACGATGAGCATCCCAAGCATTGAACATGACCTCTTGGATCATGGTTCTCAGAGGCTTCTGGTAGAAGCCAGTCGAGAGCATGGACATCAGCATGGGGTCATCAGAGACACCAAAGCTGCGAGTGACAGATTTCTGGCCGACCAGAATATCAGTCTGGGTCAGCTCAGCGCGATTCATGACTTCCATTGAAGGGTTCCTTTGTTTCACGGAAATGGACCGGAGAACAGGATTCGAACCTGTGTTTCTCAAGTCGGGGTGTCCTATGGTTAGACGAGATAATCTCCCCTGTCTGAGTGTCCTGAACCAAGGGCGGGAATACAGTTCTCTTTCGATTTCTGTCCCACTTGAAACGCCCCACCTAGACGATCTCCAGGTCAAAAAGAAAGACCTCCCAATTTCTTGGGAGGTCTAACATACAGGTCGAGCCGACTTGTCCGTATTCTTTCAACGGTGAGCTGATAGCCTGTATCTCAGTTGTTGTTGGTCGTCAGCTCATCCAGAGAGCCTTGGAAGTCCACATCTGGGAGAACCGTCTGAGGACGCCACAGCACACGAGTATGGAACGTCGAGACCGGAACCGAGTCCACTTGTTCGGAAAAATAGGTCACGTTGTCCGACAGCCCGAGGAAGTGCTTCTTGAAGCCAGACGAGTCCTTGCAGGTGATCGTGAACTGGTCAGCGGTATTGTCATTGCCGATGGAGCAATAGCCAGTCACCTCCAGAATGTAGGCATCGGTGATGCCATTGTAGAACACGATCCGACGCATGATCTCGAAGTTGTCAGCAGCCATCGAGATATTTCGGGAAGCCACGTCAGCAGGCCGCTCACAGGCTGCCAGCACACCGAGGGTAGCAAGGGCTACAGCCCCGAGGAGAAATTTCTTCATGGTTCAGAGTTCCTCCTTTGCCGACTTGGCTTCGGCTTGGGAGACAGTCACCCAGTCACGATGACCGTTGCGATCACGGACGCTTTTCAGGTGAGGGGGACGACGACGTCCAGCCTTGGCAGGAAGTCCTGCTTTGGCACGAATCGAGCCGATGGCCTTCTTGTTGCTTCCGGGGGCTTTTGCCATGATATTCTCCATTGTTGATTAGGTCCGAAGCGAACCAAAAAGAAGAAGCCGAGGATTTCTCCCCGGCTTCATACACCAACAGATCTTTGGTGAATCTCTCCACGATCCCTGTGAGACAAAGATAGATCAGGTGTCCTGCAAAAGCAAGGGCCTCAGATTGACTTTGGTGCGATTTACTTCACCGTCAGTCTTGTGAAGGGTCACAGCTTGGATGCCTCCTCTGGCAAAGAGGGCTTTCTGTTTGGCCCATTTGTTGGGAGCAGAGAGTGTTCTGAAGTGTTCAGCGAAGACTCCCATGATGTCTCTCTGTCGATCATGGTGGAAGTGGGCAGTCCAGATGAACCTCCAATACTTGGCCTTGGCCCAAGCATCTGGGAACTGGTCTGCAAACACTCCTTTGAGATCTTCCCACTTGGCTTTGTCTCCATGGTTCGGAAAGACAGCACAGAGTCCCCATGGGATCACTCTGAAATCATCATCAGTGATGGTAATCTTCACTCTCTTGTTGTCCTTGAAGTAGGCTTGGAGAGTGAGCATGACAGCGATGTAGGCTGTCTCATCATGGTTCCCACGGAGGAGATGGACTTCCACTTCCTCATGGGTTCTCAGAGCCAGCACGATGAACCTGCTCATGATCTGGATGGCATCCTGAGAGTTCTTGAGGACGTTCTCTCTGATCACGTCACAGTTGTTGCCGGAGGCTGGTGTAAGGCCCTTGTGGTCATTGGCATCAAGTAGATCACCTAGTTCAAGGATGACTGCTTTCTTGGCCTTGGGAAGGCTTCCCATCAGCTTGTAAGTGCATCTCTCAATCTCTTTGAGATACTCAGGATCCCCATACTGACCACCGATATGAAGATCTGCCAGAGGAATGAAGTTGCACAGCTCTTCGTCACACTGAACAGGCTTGGGAATAGGCTTCAGTTTGTCGATGTCTTTCAGAGCTTCTTTGAGTCTGTGAGTAAAGCTTTCTGGTGGGATCTCTGGATTCTCTGAGACCCAGAACACTGAGTCTCTGGAACCAGTCACAGGATCGACAACGATTCTCCATCCATGACGAGCAACTCCAACATCAAGACCTGTGGTCTCAAGTGCTTGGATTTGACCGGGAGAGTTTTCAGCAGCTTCCCATTTGAGTGCTCTTTTGAGTATCTCTTGAAGAGTAGATCTACCGATTCCCATTTCCTTTGCTGTTTTCGTGGTGTTCTCTTTGTGCTTGCGCCAAAGGCGTAGAGCCTCTGACTGTTTGGGTGTCATAGGCATTCCACGGAGTTCCTTCTTTGGTGCAGTTATGCCCATCTATCCAGAAATGATGTCTTAGACAACCATCGAGAGAATGGGAGCAACATTGCGTCTTGGACAATGATGACAGTAGAAGGCGTTATATAGACGACAGCGACTTCCACATCCTGCACCACCATTTCAGATGATGCAGGTCCAAGGACGAGGATTTTTTCGATAGCTTCATCAAAGTCTAAGTTTTAGAAGCAGAATTGGTAATTAGTACTCAGGCAATGATTTGAGATCCAATATGTAATCTTCCTGTTGCAGTGGACCCATTCACAAAAATCACACGAGCATAACACCATACGATTTTATGTGTAATTGAGGCAGTGAGTCCCTCTCCTGACACAGCAGTGATAGCTTGTGCTACAATACGGGATCAGTTAACCCCATCTAATGAGATCTCAATAGCAAGAGTTTCTCCAGTCACGTCTGTTTCAGCAATGACGCGCAATTCATCGGCATAGGCTGACGCGTGCATCATTCGCCCCGCGCCGCGGCTTCTGCCGTGGCGGCTTCGTCCCAATCAACCGCGACCATGTCGCCGGTTTCGGGGTCCGGTTCGTACCGCAGCACCTGGTATCGTTGTCCGGTCGCGGTCGTGATGTAGGCAAAGCGTTCGTCGATAGGCATTTTTGCGCCCCCTTTAAGATGTCAGTTGAGAGCCGATGCGCAGCCGCCCTGTAGCGGTCGCGCCGTTGACATAGATTACGCGGGCATAGCGCCACGCGATTTTGTGGGTGATCGCAGCGGTATAGCCACCGCCCGCCACCGCCGCGACAGCCTGCGCCGCAATGCGCGACCAGTTCGTGCCGTCCAGGCTGACCTCCAGTGCGAGGGTGCCGCCCGACACGTCGGTTTCAGCAAGTACGCGGACCTCGTCCAAGTGAGTGCTGGTCGAAGTAATAGCCGCCCCGGCGGTGGTGAACGACAAATCCCGGCTTGTGCCCGTGAAAGTCGCGCTGGCCGCAAGGTTTGTGGTCGTATCGCTGTATTGGATCGCGTGTTTGGCCACGAACCCGATGCGCGATCCAGAGACACCCATGGTCACATTGAGCGCCTGAGGGGCGGCATGCGGCCGCACACCGCCAAGGTTCACCTCAACCGGGTTGTAGTCCTCGACACGCACCATGCCGATGGTCCACGTCGTTGTGCTGGCGGGCGCGACGGGGCCATTTTTCGAGCGGAGCTGGATGTAGAGCGGGGTCTCCGGCGGTGGGATATTTGCGTCCCACCAACCGCGTCCTGATATCCCGGCGCCATACGACATGCTCTTGTCGAGGATGGAGACCATGCCGTTGTCCAGATTGACGATGGCTTGATGCGGCGCACCCGTGGAGTTGATCGACACGGCGGTGGAGGCGTTTTGCCAGCCCCGCCGCCGCGTGTTGATGGCGACGGTTGTCGCCGTCGTGCCGTTGTAGACGACCTCGACCTTGTTCCAGCCCGTGAGGCTGAGCGTCCCGGTGCCCGTGGCGGGCCACCCCGAGACGGTAAACCGGATCGTGTTTGTGTCGGGAATGGACGCGATCACGCCTTCCACCGGGACGCCCGCAGCACCTGTGATCGCGCAGAGATCCATGCGCTGACCGGCGTTTGCTGCCGTAAATCCATGCGCGGGTTTGGTCACATCGACCGTGGTCGCAGAGATGATGTTATAGGCCAGACCATCGCCGATCACATCGACCAGTTCAGCAAAAAAATTCTGGTTGGCGATCCGCTGCGACAGAGTGGTGACCTGCCGAAAGGTCAGCGCGCTATTGAAGCTGCGCTTGGACCGGATGACGGTCTCGCTGTTCGGGGTGACGCCGGTGGTCAAGACAAGATTGCCTCCGGTCTGCGCCACCGTCTGGCCCGCGCCGGTTTGGATTAGGTTGAAGTATGCGGCGTCAACGTTGTTCGCAATAACGTTCGCAAAAGAACAGTCCCAGAGGAATTTCGGGACGTTGCGCACCGCCAAAGCCTCGGCGTCACTGAGGGGCAGGTTGGTCTGACGCAGACGGGTGAGGATGGAAGCGAGAGTGACTTCCTGACCAAGACCAGCAAAGGGTTGTGAAGGCATAGTGGTTCTCCTTACGATTGAACCCAGCAATCAATGATTGACCCATTTACATCAGTTTGCCACCAAACCCAAGGTCCAGAGGCTATGGGTTGAGTCATTTGTACAAAGACTGTTTGTGGTCCTGTTGGTCCTTGGGGGCCTATATTCCCCTGTGGACCTTGTGGACCAGTATTTCCAGTGTCCCCTTTAGGTCCTTGTGGACCAACAGGACCAGTGTTTCCTTGGATCCCTTGGGGGCCTTGTTCCCCAGTATCACCTTTAGGTCCAGCAATTCCTTGTGGACCAGTATTTCCAGTGTCCCCTTTAGGTCCGGGAGCACCTTGAGGCCCTTGAGGCCCTACAGGACCTTCATATAGGGAGGTTCTAGTTCCTACTGAGAGTTCAAATATTCTGTCTGAGCTCTCAACTATAGAGATTTCAGGTGTATCTTCTAATGTTACATCAAAAGTCCCAGAATTATTGATCACTTGCAGCGTAAACTGGGGACCAAGTAAAAAATTGAGATCAAGTTGCTCAGCCATTTGCCACATCTCTTTCTACAGAGATTTGGAAAGTCTTAGATGAGATCCTCCCCTCTGGACGGACAAATTGGATGTCTGCTTCATAGACTCTAGGTTTCCAAAGAGCTGTTTCAGTGCTTGGAAGTCGAACAGAGAAGACTCCATTTCGTGGGTCAGTTTTTGTGACGACAAAGGTTGAAATCAGTTTTCCAGCCCAAGCAAGGCTGGAGGAAATTGTCCAGAGAGAGATGTCCACTTTGATGGCTAAATCGTATGCTGTTTGAGCATTTGTCAGTGCATTCTGAGCAGCAGCAATATTGGATGGAATTTGGGGAGTTGCAGCTATAGCCGCATCGTATGTCGTTCGAGTAGCTTCCAAATTAGCTTTGGCTGTAAGTGAGTCATCACTATTCAGATCTTGCACAGTAATATCAAGACGGAAATCGTCTCCACGTTTTACCGAAATCTTGGGCATTTTGGTGCTCATTTGGCTAACTCCCAGTGAAGTTGGATGAGCTATAACATGAAGTTGGGAAAATGGAAGACGGAACCAGCATAGGAGGTAGATGCTGGTTCCGTCTGATGGATGATTGTCTCGCGCAAGACGGCTCTATCCACTTACCGCTGGGTTTTACCCCCCAGTCAGGGCAACCGAATCATTCTTCCGATTCAAATACCGGAATATCGTGTTCGTTCAAGAGGTCACGAACAACCTTGGCTTCGGAATTGCTCAGATTGACCAGATGGCCAGTCATCAAAGCACGGAGCTGATCCTTATTCAGGCTCACCCGTCCTTTGTCACGCTCATAAGCCGAGTAGACAGCAGGGAAGAAATGCTGAAGAGCTTCGGCCAGAAGCTTTGCATAGACCCTGATCTCATATTGAGCATGAGAGTCGTCACGCAGCTTCAGGAGCTTGGTCAGATTGTTGATGTCGATCTTCCAGACACACTCGGTATAGGTGTTCAGGGGAAGCACCATCCGAGCAGTTTCACGAGAGACCTTCTTCTCCAGAAGTTTCTCATAGGTGTCGAAAGCTTCGTTCGAGATACGAAGCATTTCCATCTGGACTTCAGCAGCAGTTTCCTTGTCCAGAGGTTCAGCCGATCCCTGCTTGTTCACAGTGTCTTGGTGACAAATGTGTTCAAATTCAGGGATGTAGAATAGACGAACCATCTCGGAAAAGCGACCCGAGTATTCGTTCACGTTGGCTGTTCGATGCCTGATGAGTTGCCTCATGACAAAGATGGGGAGCCTCATGTGGACACGAATCTCACCCATCTCCAGAGGAGAGGTATGATGATTGTGAACCAGATAGTTGATGAGACCCTCATCAGTGTTGGTCTTCTTGGTTCCCCGTCCATAGCTCATGCGGGCTGAGTCAGCGATTGCTTTGTCAGATCCCATGACCTCACGGACAATAAAGAAACCATGGTCGAGAACACGAACTGCTCCTTCAGGCATGTCGGTCCATTCGAGGGTTTTCGGACCATCCATTCCGACATCAAAGCCCTCTTCGTGAAGCTTTTTCTGAAGCAGATCAGCGTATTCGTTCAAAGTCTCCAGAGAACCGTTGTTGGATACAAAGAGGTGAGCCAGATTGGGGACCATCTCATTGGAGTCTGCACCTTCAGGGGGAAGACGCTTGGAAGCATCAACCCAGATCACATAGTCGAACAGCTTGGCGTGATTACATGCCACGAATTCGTCCATTCGACGCATTCCGACATACATGTCATAGCCACGTTCCAGCATGGTTCGAGCAGTTCTGGTCTTGTCAGGGGTATTGTAGGCAGAGATGAGATCAGCCCACAGTTTGCGGTTGTTCACCCGATCTTCGAACATGGCTTCGAAAGTCGGATACCGCTCTTTTCCCCACATGGGCCAAATACACTCCTCCCCCACGAAATGGGAGGAGGAGGTAAAGGCCAGACCCAGTTTGTCACGGAGCAGCTCAGCAAAGGTATCTTTGCCATGACGAGCATGACCGATAATCAGCAGTTTGGGTTTGCGACGATCAGCCATTTTTCTGCACCTTGGTGGATTTGAAGAACCCACCCACAAAGCCTAGAGTTGCACCCAGTTGCCACATGGTCATGCCCATGGTGTCAACACCGAAACGGTTCATGGTGCCCATGATGGTGTCGGTAAAGAAGAGACCGACAATCCATCCTGCGATCCCACCGAAAAGGGTTCCCAGAGTGACCATCAGGATGACGAAAAGGACAAGGCCAATGGCCATGAATCCTCCAGCAAAGATTTGTCCCATTAGATTCCGTTCCTTTCATCACGACGCAGAACCATCGACATCGAAGTCTCTTGGCTGGTCGGTTGGGGTTGCTGACCATTCAGCAGTTTCATGGTCAGAAGAACTGCATCACGCTCTTGCTGAGAACGACGCATTTCTTTGGTGATCTGGGTCTGATGACGTTCAGCCATACCCAGATGTTCACGGAGTTGCCCGTTTTCACGACCGAGTTGGTCGATCATTGCCAGCAGTTCTTCTTGGTATTCAGCCATCCCCTCAAGGATGTGAACCAGAGAACAGATGTGCTGGGTTGCCTTGCGATGACGAGTCCGTTCATCCTCATGGAGGTCTTGGACAGCGACGATCACACGACGGGCGTCAGCCATGTTGTCAGGCAGATCGCCAAGATGGGCCAGATGACCCAGATCTTCGCTCACAGCCTTTCCGTTCACATGGTTCTGGACCATTGCCCGGACTTCCTTCATGCGGACACGAGGGTCCACATGGAGAGTCAGAGCAGTTTTTTCAGCAGTCTTGGCCATTGGCTTTCTCCTCAAGCTTTGATGGCAGGTTGGGGGAAGTTTCCTGCGTTCTGATACTTCCCCTCCCCGTAAGAAGAAGGATCAGTGATCTGATCGAACAGGGCCTGAGCAATCCCCGAACCAGCGGGAATATGCAGAGTTGATTGTCCATGGTAGACCAACTCCAGAGTCAGCCAGCCATGCCATCCCGGTTCAACAATGGTGTTGAAGACCGAAAGAGCCTGACGTGCCCAAGTGGACTTGTCATGGATCTTGGCGACCAAGAAGTCAGGCATCTGAAACTTCTCGATGGTGGACGCCAAACAGAAGGAGCCGAAGAAGGTTTCTTCTCCAGCATCCGGGTCTTTTACCACCACACGATCACCAAAAGCGTCTTTGATGAACGTGATGTCTTGCTTGATCCGAAGGTCATATCCCGCTTCTGAGAGACCATAGGAGGTTCCTTGGTAGCGGATTTTCTCTGTCTCCATGGGAGTCAGAGGTGCTGCACGAAGCAGCGACTGTCGATTGACGATCATGATCTTTCCTTACTTGATCGGTGGGATGAGGTAGACCTCACCATACAGGCCGGGAGGGATCGCACAGTTCATGTGAGGAACGATCCAGATAGATTCCCATTCTGGTTTGGGAGGAATCGTGACACAGAGGTCAGTGAAACAGACCATGGCTTCTGCACCAAGGTCTCGCATCCGCTTGTAGACATCTCTGAGATCCGTTCCACCACCTGCCTGAACGTTGATGTTTCCATACTTCTCCCGGTCGGTAAAGGTCTTTTCGAAGACGATCCGAGTATCGAAGAGAAGCACAGTCAGCTTTTCAGGGTTCAGCAGTTCCTTGATGGTTCGCACCGAATCATGAAATTGTTGAGCTTGCTGTCTGGTGATGGAGCCAGAAACATCCAGAGCATAGACCAGATGTGTCAGACGGTTCTTGTGACCACGCTTGGGGAATCTTCCCGGAGTGATGAGCTTGGAAGGCGAACCATGGGAACGACGAGAGGGTCGCATGAATGTTCGCTTTCCACCAGACAGAGGATCTACGAGATACTCTTCGAAGATCTTGTCGTAGGTAGCTCTCTGAATGAAGATCTTGTTCTTGGTCAGGTCCAACTTGATGTTGGCTTGGCCCGGAGAAGATCCACAACCTTTCTGAGCTTCATCAGCGTGCTTGGCAGCTTCTTCTTTCTGCTGGTTCAAGGTCTTGTTGGGACCACCAGCAGCAGCGTCAGCAGCAAGCTGATCTTTGATGAGCTGTTCGATCTGGTCTTTGGAGACCATACCGGGTTGAGGTTTCGGAGGGTTCTTTTTCCGATCTTCCCAGATCTCATTGTAGATCTGTTCACTGGATTTTCCTCTGTGGACAGGATCCTTGAGAGGATTAGTTCCATCGAAAGTGAAACCATCAGCTTCCAGACTCAGGTTGATCACATGGTCACATGCTTCGTTGTGGATCACAGGATCACACTTTTCACCACGTTCCAGATGCTTCAGGATGAGGTGCCAGACTTCATGAGCCATGACTGTCTTGCGAGTCTCTTCAGGGATGGAATCCCAGAAGTTTGGGTTGAAGAAGATGAACCCATGGCCAGCACAAGCAGTCGGAATCTCGAAAGACCAGAAGATCCTGACATTCACGATGAAACGGGAGAGACCCACGAATCGAGGGTCTTTCCTGAAGATGTCTTCGACCAGAGGACGAAGTGCATGAGCTTCCCACGTCTTGGGAGCAGCAGGTGCCGCAGGATCAGGAGCCGTAACTCCTGACACTGGGAACTGAGGCATCAACGGAGAGTTGACTGGGAGAAGGTTGCTCATGGGATCATGGTTCCTTTGGGGAACACCATCCCATTCATGGGATCAGCAGAAGCATCAGGAGTCGGAACAGAGATGTCAGTGACATTCAGCCGCTTCTTGATGGTCTGGATCATCCGACGATCAGTTGGAGTATCACCGAGCTTCTCCACCATCATCTGAGCAAAGAGAGCGGCTTGCTCAGGGTCCATCCGGTTGATGTATTGGAGGATAGCATCTCGTGACTGATCTTGTGTTCCAATGAAGAAGTCAGCGAGATCTGCGACCAGCTTGGCTTTTCCAATGGTGTTATTCGGGATCCGGGCGGAGCTGGGGGATTGAGCGATCTCCCAAGGGTAAGGCAACGAGATTGCCTCATCGTAGTGCTCTTGGAAGCTCTTGGCAGCAGCCATACCCACAGCAGCTTCCAGCAGGCTGTGAATCTGAGGAGTGATGGGCATTGCCGAATTCTGGTCATTCATGGGAATGCCAGCAGCATCCTTCCGGGTGATCTTGTTCTTGGAAGCCTGCTTCTCATGGAAGTGCATGATTTTCATGGCTTTTCCCCAACCACGAGGAGTCGGGAAAGTCTCCAGTTCATCACGTTTGGAAGCCTCCACAGTGGTATTCAGGGTGTCGGGATACTTCTTGATGAAGTCGATCACACCTTCATGACCCTTGGTTGCAGGGTCCGTTGCCCACATGACCCAATCACGATGGCTGACAGTCATGGTGATGGGAAGCATCCGGGTGATGAGGGTATCCGGCAGCTCACGAGCGATGGCCGAATCACTGGAACGGTTGCCAGCAGCCACGATGAGAGCCTTGGGATGGACTTCTTTCCCACCCACACGATGACCCAGAAGCAGGCTGTAGATAGCAGCGAAGACTTCTTCAGAAGCCGAACTCATCTCGTCCAGAAAGATCAGCCAGCCATTGTAGCCGTCAGGAATCTTGTCCCCTTTCATGGGAAAGGTCGAGAAAGGGTTGTATTCAGCTTTGCCCGTCTTGGTATCGAGACTGGGAAGACCAGTCAGGTCTTCAGGAAGCATCTGGCTCAAACGAATATCGAGCAGCATGAGACCGAAGTCTTCAGCCACTTGAGCCACGATGTCAGACTTTCCAATACCGGGAGGACCAGACAGATATGGAATTTCACGAAGCATCAGAGCATTCGTGATGAACTCCTTCGCTTCCGAAGGGGTAAGGGTTTGGGTCATGATTACTCTCCTGTGGTGGGATCAACTATCCCAGAAAACCAAGGAGAGAAGTCAATTCAGTTTGCGAAGGCGAAAACCAGAATTGATCTTTCCATCCTTGAGAAAGACAGCAGCAGCCATTGCTGGGTTTGGATTGTCTGAAGTTCCGAGGTAGATCAGATTTGGATCATCTGGAAACTCTTCAGAATGGTAGACGATCAGATTCTTATCGTCATAGCTGTAGTAACGTTCAGTCATGGCTGTCTCCAAAAAATTTGGCCTATCCCTTACCATGGTTAGGATGGTAGTTGTAGAGTTTTTCAGCTTCAAGTCTAGCTTTGATTGCTTCTTCTTTTGTATCAAATCTACCAATAGTTACCTTAACACCATTAACCCCAATACGAGCATACCAAGCATTTACAAGTTTGTTCCAAGTGACCCCTGTTTTACCACTAGTGTTGTCTACTCTTTTTCTTGCATTTTTCTGATTTTCTGTATTTGAAACTTCTCTTAGATTTGAAAGACGATTGTTTGACCTATTTTGATCAATATGATCAATTTGATCTGGCCAATACCCATAGTTCATTAGAAAAATGATTCTATGGGCTTTATATAGTTTGTTGTTAATTGTTCCTTGTTTATACCCACGACCATTATCAGAAGTAAAAGCCTCTTTTCCTGCGTATTGAGCATTCCAAGAATTACACAGTCTTTGGTTATTAAACAAATCTGGAGATCTTGTCTTCCAATAAAGCAATCCAGTTGTAGAATCGTAGTCTAATAGCTGTTGAACGTCTTGTTGAGTCAGCATTTTTGTCTCCTTAAAAAATTAGACTCACTCCAATTAAGGAGTGAGTCATTGTGTTATGCGAGCTTACATCATGCAAGCATATAGTTGGACTCCATGATGGTCTGACGAGTCAGATGACCGACTTTCTTGGTTTTCACTTTCTTGCCTGCGATCTGAGAACACAGGTTGGACAGAAGGTGAGAGTCATTCAGATCAGCAAGGATGTGCTGATACTGACGACGAAGGTCGTTGCCATAGTTCGGATGGCATCTGAAGCAGTCATGGACCGACACCATGTCAAAGGGTTGAGCAGGAAGAGTGTCGATCAGAGCTTTGATGATAGTCTGATCAACCAGCCCAATGGTGTCATGGAACAGGTAGTCAAAGATCCGGGTGCTGAGGAACCCGGTCTCCGTGTAGTGGTTCCAGAGAGTCTGAACCATGGGACCAGATTTCCCATTGGTTCCGTTGGCTCCGACGATGAGCAGATCATTGACCCGAGTGATGGTCTTCGGATCGTAACTGCAACGACGGAACATCTCCCTCACGATCATGCCATCAATCGAGTGGATCAGATTGGGGCCAAGTCCCTTGTGGAACTCAGGACGACCGTCAATCTTCCTCACCAGCTTGTAGGGCGTGTTCAGGAAGGTGAAGGGAACGATCTCAGATGTCTTCGTCTCGATGTAGGCATGGAAGTTGTCAGGCAGCACCCATGCGTAATCAGAGGACTTGAACATCTCCCAGAGGTCTTGAAGTCCTTGGTTCAGATCCCATGCACCGGGAGCCATCAGTCCCATGGTTTCATAAAAGAGGTCGATGTTGTCACCGAACACAGCTTCCGGGGTAGCAGTCGAACCATAGAGTGCGTTGTGTTCAACAAGGGTCGTTAATCCTTGCCCGTCCTGTTGGTTCATTTCAGGACTGCTACCAATTACTTGGCAGACCAGACTATATCTTCATCCTGATTACTCAGGAGATGTGCGCTTCGGACCACTTGGTCCTACTCCCGTGAGGGATAGTCGTTGCTCGTTCCGATACTCAATCGCAAGTTCACACATGCGATAAAAGTCGTCTTGGTTCATATCACCTTTAGCTCTATTAGAGATCCAAGTGACCCATTGCACATTTCCAATGACATATCCTTTGCTTGGTTCGATTTGATCCAAGGAAAGACTCAGAGGATGATCTCTCTGAATTTTCATGTCATAACCAAGCAGGGCACATTTACCTTGTTGGTTGTTAAACAGCTCATAGAGATATTCTTCTGTGAGATCTGTTGGAATCTTGCCAAACTTTTTGATTCTCGTTTGAGCTTCTCTAAGTCTGGTTCTGATTGCGGAAATCAAAGGTTTGTTTTCGTATTTGGTCATGCGACCAGAACCACGATAACCTTTGTTTTTGCTACGCCATTCTCTAGCCCTATGAGCATTACATGCTTTACAGGGGCTATATTGAGTAGCGTCACGAAACCCTACACGATTCACTTTGGCTTTTGGAAAGTCAGTGATCAGTTTGGTTGTGTTGCAAGTTGTGCAGTGACGGACTTCCATGCGTATCATACCTTTGGTTTGGTCTATACACATGTGGTAAAGGCTTCGATCAGGATTGTCCACAGCCTAACTGTTGGGAGGTTCCCTGAGTTCACACATTTGCTTAACGGATGTTACCACCCGTTTGACCCCATTTCTCAAAAGGTCATGATGGCTTGCTTCACAGCCTTCCGAGTCAGACGACCATTGAGCTGCATGGCTTCATAGATGGTGGTGTAAGAGTCCACACACTTGTCAGCCACGCCACCACAAAGGTCGAAGCTCTTCTCGCAGGAGACCAGCAGAGAGAGGATCTGAAGACCACTGGAGCAAGCATCCAAAGACACCATGTAGCCAATGGCTTCACCCTTCACAGCCTGTTGGTAGGCCAGAATGGCAGCCTTCAGGCCAATGGGGTTGGAAGCAGCCTTGATCATCTTTTTGTCGTCCAAATCCAGAGTCGAGAAGAACTCCAAACGGTTCTTCCACGTCTCTTTCTCGAAAGCCTTGTCGGCTTTGCAGGCGATCTCGCACTGGAGGTATTCCATCGGGGTCAGTTGTTCAAACATGGCTTGCATCCTAGTTGAAGTTGATGGGTGTCATCACGAGAAGGCGATGTAACGAGCCTTCAGCACATGTGCTTGGGCACAGAGCTTCTTCAGTCTCTCATCGTAGCGAGGAGACTGGTGCATCATCATGGCCGTTTCCAGAGCCTTGAGGGTGATATGACCCGGAACACTGGTGATGATGTGGTTCAGTTTGTATTCATCGACGAGGGACCAGAAATTGGCATTGGCCACATTCATGGTCGAGTCATCATCCCAGTTGTCAGCATGGTTGATGGTCTTCTCGACAACATGGGCAGGGTAGATGTTTACGCTCATCTCAAGCTCCTATTGGATGATTTCAGTTGAATGGAAGATCCACTCTTTCCCCTTACTTGTCAGAGGACGACCATGCTCCATGAGCCAAGGAATCGTCACTCCAACAAAGATCGGTTTTTCTTCAGTGGACTTGGGATGCTGGAAGATCAGCACGACTCTTGCAGTGATGTCAGGCACTTGAATTCCCTCGGAATTGGTTCACGAGGTAAGCCATCCATGCGAAGAATCTCCTGTCAAGAGGTGAGATCTCTTGGGTTGTCAGTGCCCGAGATCCCATCACGATGGTCACTCCCGTTTTCCGGGAGGTTGAAGAATCGTCTTCCTTCTGCATTGAGGGAGTCCTTTCTGATCAGGAGGATGGTCATTGTTTTCTCATCCCCAGTCAGTGAACCTTCGTCGATCTCAGCATGATCGTAGGGTTCACACTCAGTATTGCAAGCAGGACAGCGATCATTGCAGAGGCAGTCCCACTCATCTTGCCAAAGTTGTCCACAAGGACACCGATAGTATTTGTTGAACCAAGCCATAGGCTGTTCCTCAGTCGAGCGAATAGAACTTCGCTGGTTTCGGTGGTTGGGTATACTTGTGAACCCATTGGGAGTCAGGGGTTCCGAAGTCGTGGAAGCAACCAAGACAACGATCTTCGTTCTTGGTTGCCCCACACCCACCACATAGGATGGGTTTCTTGTCAGTCACTGGGAGTCTCTCCCTCAGCGAGTTCCTTGGTGGGAAGGAACTTGGTATCCACGAGGTCATCCCAATGGGTTCCACCGGGCCAGACATCGTTGAATTTCTTCCAAGTGCCTTCACCCTTCATCTCTCCGGGAGCAGGAACCTTCACCCAGCGAACCATGGGCTTGATGCCTTCGAGTTCATCGAGAACCTTGATGAGTTCGTCTTTGAACACGTTGTCGCTGTAGTCATCAGATCCCAGAGATCCTTCGTTCACACGCTTCCGAAGACTCTCGATGGTGGTGGATTCTTCACCCCACTGGTTCTCCAGACCATAGCAGGAGCAGTGGCTCCCATGGTTCTCATAGAGCTGTCCGTCCTTGGTGTTGCGGAACAGAACGAAGGCATCCCCAATGTAGTTGCCACAGCCATAGCTGGCCAGCAGGACATCCACATGAGCATACTTGTCCTTCTGCTCTTGGGTCAGTTCGTCCTTGTCGTATACGTCTTCAAAGGAAGCAATCATGTCTTCCTTCGAGTCCCAGTTGTGCAGGTAGATGGGATCCATTTCAGTTCTCCTTGATGATGATGACTTGAGTCCATTCAATGGTCATGTCTTTACGACGGACACCTTTGGACCACGTTCCATGGGTTACATGTTGAACCAGAAAGGGAACACCAACCAAGAACCCTGCTTCTTCGGGGGAGCTGTAGTATTTGATGTCCTTCTCAGGAATCCAGACGACTTTCTTCGGACCCATCCAGTGGAAGAGTTTGTTGTTCTGAGTCACTTCAGTTCTCCTGAGAGTTGCGTTGAGGTCTTGGCCTTGGGCGGATGGTGCTTGAAACACTGACTGAAACTTCACACTCAACCTTATAGTCATAGGGCAGAGTGTCAGTCACTTGGTTCACAGCCTCATAGCAGGCTTGTTCAGAAGGATAGACCAATCCCATCTGAGTATCTTCCAAAGGTCCAGACAGGATGGTGATCAACATGATGGTCCAGAAATCCATTGTCTATCCTTTCAGAGATAGTCTTCGATGTGATGTGTCCCATGCCAGATCATGACAAGATCCTCATAGGTGACGAGGATCTGACGATCAGGTGTCTGGAGTTTGGTAGGCACAGAATCGAGGTATTTGTTGCACCTATTTCTGATGGCTTTCAGACGGCGAACCTGATTCTTGTAGTTCTCTTCGTTCCAGATCTCGTTTCTCTTCTGGATGAAATTTTCTTCTCGTTTGCGTCTGATGAACCAGAGAACCATGGAGAAGAGGATGATGGTCTCTGTAACGATGATGAATTCCATTACTTCAGAACCTCCTTGTTGGCCAAGGTGAGAACAGCTTTCCTGTAGTCATCCCCTTGGGTGTTGATGTGGTAGCCAGAAGCATAAACACGACCACGACGGTCGTATTTGTGAGTGAGGTAGATCTCATCACTGAGCTGGTTGATCTGCTCCATGACGATGATCGAGGTCTGGTAGAACTGCTCTGCCTGTTTGAGTCTCTTGCGATACTCATCGAAGTCTTCGCCCACCTGACGAACAGGTTTCACGAACTTGCCCTGATCCGAGTTGATCACATCGAAATTCATGGCAAGAGCCACACGATTGGCCCTGTTCAGGTGATCCAGACACAGATCCTTGTCTTCGAAGTATTCAGATCCATTCAGGACCAGAAGACCTCTCATTCCAAGGTAGCCAGTGTCGAAGTTGTCTTTGATGGGCAGAGGTTGAACCACCATCGGAAGAGGGAACTGGAAGCGGTCCAGCATCTCTTTGACATCATCCGAAAGATCATAGGTCACAGTGAAGCGATCCATGTCTTCATTGAAGTCGAAGAAGTCCATTTCTACGAGGATCAGCAGCTTGTCAGCCACTGCTTGGGGTTCACCGTATTTGGGGCTGAGGATCCCAACCAGAGTCGCAGGATCAGCCTGACGATGGAGATACATCTGGCAGAGGGCATCAATCGCCATTGCAGGTTCCACACCTTTTTCAGCAATCTTCTCATCCACGATGGTTTCAAACTCACTCCGAAGGATCTTCATGAGGTTCCATTTATTGTAGATGTCCTCAAGATCTTTCTGGGTCTGCTTAGTGGGCAGTTTCATCAAGATGCTCCATGGTTGGGGTGATAGTTGTAGAGTTTTTCAGCAGCTTTTCTTGCATCAATAGCTGCCTCAAGAGTCTCGAAAGTCCCAAGGTAGACAACCTTGGATCCATCATGAATCTGTGCGATCCATTTTTTCTTGTTTTTACTTCGAACAACACCAGTATGGCCTGAAGTATTATCCAAGCGTTTGGTTTGGTTCTTTCGATTGGTCTGAGAAGTTGCTTCTCGAAGATTGTCTAATCGGTTGTTAGACCGATCATGATCTATGTGGTCAATCTCTTCTGGATATGTTCCATGGATCATTGCCCAGATGATCTGGTGTGCTTTGTAGTTTTCTCCAAGTAGAGTCCCACACTTGTAACCAAGACCATCATTGGCTGTGAATGCTGTTTTGTTTGCAAATCGTGCATCCCAGTTAGCTATTCCTCTTGGTTTCCAAGTCAGTTCTCCAGAAAGAGGGTTGTAGTCTAAGAGGCTACAGAGAATTTGCTTGGATGGTAGTGGTTTCATTGGATGTTCTCCTCAATGATCTTGATCAGCTCATCCACAGAGTTCCTCATGAGGATGATGAGATCCTCTTCAGGCTTGGCCAGTTTGTAGACTTGTTTGCCATCACGTCCCGGATGACCACCATGGTGCCAAGGAGCTTTCTTGGCAGATTTGGAAAGACGTTTCAGATTTTGGATCATTGCCCTTTGATCAGCAGTGAGCATCGTTATCCTCCAGTGTGAATCACGCCAAAACCATCACTATTTCAACAACGAGAGTTCACGTTGTTGATCATTATGAGTTGACGCAAAAGGAGCGAAGCGACGTAGGTAATCTGGAGTCTGGATGACTATTTTTCTAAAGCCCCGAAGCTCTGAAAAAAGAACTCCCTCCAGTTCCAGAGTTGGAACCAGAGGGAGAACTTCCCAGAGCTTACGCCTTGGCGAACAGAGCCTTGCGGACGCTGGTCGAGACCTCCTTGTCGCGGACGACCTCGGCCTCTTCCTGACGACGGTAGAGCACAGCCGACAGTTGGATCGGGATCGACTGGCCTTCGGTCAGCGGCTTGCCGTTGTTGGCGGTCAGGCACGCCTCTTGGATGGCGAGAATCATCTCGTTCATCATCTCGACCTGAGCGGCGAACTCGGGATCCATGGTCTCATAGATCTTGCGCGGCTTCAGATCGGACACAGCGATCCCACGGGGCAGACGCACGAACTTGGCGGCATCTTCCTCGCCCATGTAGACGCCACAGTTGATCCAGAAACCATCGAACTCGCTGGTTTCGGTCTCGGTCTTGTTGCCACGGGTGGTGGCGATGGCCTTCGAAGCTTTGGAAACGATAGACATTTTGCGATCCTTTCACGGTGATACGCAGGTTGATGGGATGATTCCCAGAAGGAGCGAAGCGACTTGACGCTGATTGGTAGGTAAACCAACCAAAAAGAAGAGGATTACTCTTCAGTGACGAACAATCAGTTTGGTCTTCTGATGTTCGATTTCCTGAACGATTTCATCATGAAGGATGAAGTCAGCAGGTTCTTTGGAGCCAATCCAGCCATTGCGGACTTGGAACTTTCCAGCATCCACACCGTCTGTGCGAACATACGAGATGGTCTGGAATTTGGGAGTGAAGGAGACGAGATAGCTGTGGTCTCCAATGTTTAGAACAGTCTCATAACGGTAAGGATGCAGGTTCATGGTGCTACATGACTCCGATGAAGAATTTGTTCCCACCTTGGCTCATTCCAAAGCAGGTGTAGTGGACAGGGTTTCCATTCTCCAAATGAACTGGTGTGGACTTGTCAGCGATCTCATTGAGCGAGTCGATGAGGTCTTGAACAGTCATCACACGAGCAGGTTGGAGGATGGTAGCGATTGTGGTCATGGAAGGATGTGTCAGCATCAGATCCACTCCTTGAGTTTCCAATAGGCAATTCCCAGAGCAATGACAGCAACTGGGTAAGCCCAGAGTCCAACATCGAAAAGTTGGGCCAGAGCTTGTTGACGTTCGATCAGATTGTCAGAGAACATAGCTACCTCGGTTGCTATCTATGGATGGAATTCCCTACGGTCGGATTGCTCCAACCGTAGGTAGGCGAGTTCACTTCTTGAAGCGAAGAGCCACTTCGTCGAAGAGAGCCTTGCGTTTCGCGTTGCCTTCCCGTTCGGCAGCGATCTTCTCCAGCTCCAACGTGGTGGAGAGGATGATGGAGTCCATGCCAACGATGTCAGCAGCAGTTGCCTGCCGGTCGATGTAGTTGGTTGCCATACCAACAGTTTTCTGCACAGCCGAACCCACATCACCGATGGTGTCGAAGGTGGTGGTCAGTGCATTGGCGAGAGAGCCGAGAACAGAAGCCATAGTGTGATCCCCTTGCATAGGATGAACAGACAGCACGATTGCTGCCATGATGAGCGAAGCGAGCAACATCAGACAAGGGGAGTGTCCCTATCCAGTTAAGAGACGGGGGGCACATGAAGTGTAGGTCAGGAATGACGGGGGGGTGGTCTTACATGGTGTAGGTATCAGGATAGGGGAGGGGAGCAACCTTCTCTAGTCTGATGAGGGGGGTGCCAAAATTTGGGCTAAAACTGTCCCCTTAAAGGAGGACAACCTTCTCTATCCCTATCTAAATTCCCCAAAAATTTGCAAATTTTTCAGACCCTTATGGGTCAAATCTGGACTAAGCAAAGTCCAGTTTGTCTAGTCTATTCCCCGGATTTCCGAGGGGAATGAAGACTATGACGACGACGAAGACGTAGCCCGAAGGGCGGAGTCTGAGGAGGAGGATTAGTCTGAATGACCCGAGGATGGAAACCGAGCAAATGGAAACTCCATCTGGGTAGGTTCCATAGGAGCATTCATGGGTTCCTGATGGGAGGCAACCCAAGCTTCCTTCATGGTTTCAGACTCATGAGTCCAGCATTTGGAAGCTCTCTTGGGACCAAAGAACTTCTCTCCACAGACTGAACACTTGCACCAGTATGAGGTGTCATAGAGCCAGTCACCAGGGTTCTGAATGTCGAGAGAATACGTCATTGGGGGTTCCTTTTCCCTTTTGGCCGGGGGTCGGTTCAGGCCAAAAGCAATGGTCTGTTTACAGACGTAGTTCGACCAAGCTTGCCCCCTTGACCCCGGCGGGGCCTGCTTCGTTGATCGGATTTTTGGAGAAGTCTGTCAAGTTTTGAAATCGGAACAGGTGTTCTTCCTTGGGTCAGAAAACCAGAACGATGTTCCGATCTGAAAGCTGGAAGAGGGAAGATGTTCCGGGTCTGGAAGAAAATTAGGAACATCTTCCTTCATTTCATGTAAAGGTGGGAGGCTTGTTCTGGGCGATGAGAGAATTCCGGGAAATCATCATCCTGTCAGCGTAGGTCATCTGACGACGGGTATCGAGGAGTTCGATCATCACATCAGCTTTGAGTTGCTTGATCATTTCTTCCTTCTGGTTCAGTCGATCCAGTTCCAGACGGAGCTGGTCTACCCTTTGGTTCATCATCTCGTAGTCGTTCATCTGGTTTCTTCCTTGGTTCAGGGGGGGTGATGATGGGTCCATCATGCCAATCGCTACCGGAGTAGCCATCTGGTTTGAACTTATCCCACGTCATTCCATATGGCATTTTGGTTCCTTCCATATCTGAGGTATTGGTTCTGACAGTGGTTGTGTTCTCTGAAGAGAAGCCACATCAGGAGATCCAAGAGGAAGATTCTCATCCTGTAGTCAAGGATCCAAGCCTCAGCACAGACTGTCAGATGGGGAAATTTACCTCCAAGCTTCCTGTTGAGAAGGATGCTTCCATGGGCTGAGAGAGTGTGAGTCATCTGGTTCATCCTCTTGGTTCTGGCCTGCGTGGAGGGATTCGAACCCCCGACCTTGGGCTTAGAAGGCCCCTGCTCTCATCCACTGAGCTACACGCAGATTATCACAAAACCAAGAAGAAGAATTGGCGGATCCAGCAGGATTCGAACCTGCGACACCCAGATTAACAGTCTGTTGGACTACCGCTGTCCTACTTGGGTATCAAAAGAAGAGTGGTGCCGCCTGTAGGGATCGAACCCACGACCTTCTGCTTACAAGGCAGT